TTTTTACATCGGCCACTGAATTGCGGTCAATATAAGGCGTTGACCGCATACATATGTTGCCTTTCGTGCTATGGTACGTGCTCTCTATGGTGAGGTCATCACCCGCGCCAGTGCCGCCGTAGATCGTTTGCCCGCCTGCCCTGCCCGCGAGCAAAAGCAAATTCGCGATAGCATACCCAATATCTTTTATGAGTTTGCCGGTGCTGTCATCATATGCTACCAGATTGTTTGCAGTGGCTCCAGACGGCCCGACAACATCCCCCGTTCCAGCTCCGGCGGCGCCTTTTTCTGCCAGAATGGTCCAATATGCATCTTCGGTGGGGGCATGATTTAGGTTCCCGGCTTGCAATGATCTCCACGAAGAGCCATCATAGCTTGCCGCGTCGTCCAATGCATATGTAGTACCAGAACTCCACGCACCCCTGTGGGTTAGGCCGCGCTCGCCCTGTATTCCCTGCGGGCCTTCGAAATTTATGGCGTCCCCATAAGTCGCGCCCCCATCCACGGAAATGCGAATATAAACATCAGTGACTTCATATGTCCCATGCCAGGATGCGCCATTGGCCGAATACTGGAAGGATGGTGCATATGGCGCGGGCAGGCCAAAATCCAAGATGGCCTCGTATGATGTCCCGCTATTAGTGACGGTCGGCGTCTCGCTCGCTGCCAATTGGGTCACCGTGCCCACGTTCACCGAGGCCGCCTCACCTTGCACCGGTTCCGGCCATTCGTTCAGGTCATCGGCAGTCAATGTTTTTGCGACCGTTGCGACCGATGCTACTCCATTATATGTATATATCTGGTTTACGACAGTGACAACTCCAACCGCCGCCGCAATCGGAATTGGACAATATTTGCCCCTGTTTGCAATGCGCTCATAATATTCGCTGACCATGTTATCCCACCCAGCATTCCCCGATCATGATATTTCCGCTCGATGCTGCTACCGCAATCGCGGGCAGATAGCCCAAGAACCGCAATGTCGCCCCACCCACATAGGCCTGGCAAACCGCATCCTCGTTGCATGGGGCAAGCCACCAACAATGATATGTGGCGAGTACGAGGGCTTCCGCATCGCCTTTGGCTCTCATACCGAAGGAATAATCATTGGATGGCGTATATTCGTAGACTCCAAATGCCGCGGACGAATCCAAGGCAGTGAGATCGGACCAAGTATTAAGCGTCGGTGTAACATCAGTACCATTGACTTGGAAGACCCCGCTTCCGTAGACGATGTAGCCGATCAGGTAGCACTTGGTATAGGATATGTTGTAGAGGAAGACATCGATCGCCTGATTAGCCGAGCACCCCAGGACCGCCAGGGCGCCATCATTTCCCATTACGCCGGATGTATAGCCGTCTGTACTGCCATATGGCCGCGCCCCCACTGGATAACTGATACTCCATCCGGTGAATGCCAACATCACGCCCACCGCCGATGGACAGTAGAGAGATAGATCCTTCGTCGTCCAGACGTTCGCGCTTGTGGGCGAGATGTCGATGGCATTGGTGAAAAATTCCGTTCCGGTGGTCGTATAGCCTATGATATCAAATCGTAGGCCATCACCGCCATACACATCAGAGCCTTCGTAAATCTGGAAATAGCCGCTGGAATCAACGCCACATGCCGCTTGAGTGATGTGTTTGTTCCCGGTTCTCAACTCTCCGATCCTGCTATCGGTGCTTCCCTTCTTCCGCACTCCGAAGGTTACGCCCGAATATATGCCAGTGACATAAACCCGCATCAGCACGCCCGTTAGCCCAACGCCAGGCACATCTATATAGTCACTGATATGTATATCTCGCCACGCGTTCAATGTTCCTGTCGGGATTTCAACTGGTGTCACAGGGACGAACATTTTAGACGCTCCAGGCATCGACGCCAATCTCAAGCACCACGCCGATTATGTAGGCGGCTTCTGCATCCAGCGTGTCTCCCGCGTTCGTAGGATCACGATAGATGCGGCCTACCACATGTTTACCCGCGCCTGCATTGGACGGGGTGAACGACATCGCAGATGTCTCTAGCTCATAATTGGCGGTACCCACGCAATAATCAGTAACTTCGGCTGCCGTGCCCCATGCCCTATCAATTGCCTCGCCATCTCCCGCGCATGATGCTTGCACGCCAAATCTAACCCCATAACTTGATGTGCCCGCTGACCGCCAATGTATTGTTGCAGTGATCGCCCCTTCGTCCCAGTAATCGGGAAGCACGAAATCAAAATCATAATATCGCTTGATATCGTAACCGAGAGCACCCGAACCAATGGATTGCTTATTCGTGGACATGACCACAGTTTCGGCTGCCTCACCATTGGCCGTTGTCGGTATCCTCATTGCCCCGACCCCTATCCAAATAGGGACAGATCGCTTGGCGAGATTGTCCAGCGTCATGAGCACCCACGCGGAGCCGTTCCAGACAGCTACCATGTGAGTAGAGCCCACCGGAACAGTGGTCACCTGGGAAAGGGCAGACAATGCCGCCGCTACCACGACACCCGGTTGTCCTAGGCTCTTCGCGCCATATCCGGTATCTACTGCCCCAAGCACATCGCCTGTCGCCCATGTACCCGACTTTGTTACATTGCCAGAACCCGCGCCGTCCTGCCCGCCCACCAGATAGGGCTCCCAATAGGTCGCCCATGCGGTCGCTATCTCCGGCTCATTGCCGCCCGCTCCGGCCACCGACACATGACCGCTCTTCGCCTTGTACCTGGACAGGCCATAGCCGGTTTTTGCGTGGCTGTAGACATCGCCGGTTATTATGGTGAGGCCCGCTGACCAGGGGCCTTTGTCCGCATCAGCCGCCGATGCGCCCGTATTGCCTTTGGAACCTGCGGCTATCTCCTGAAAATAATCCGTATGTGCCATTATAAATCTCCTAGAATATATCTCGATATAACATCTGCATAGATCTCAGAGTATGATTCGAACTTTCACCATCAGACAAAATCATATCATCAGTTTCATCAATCTCAATGTATGGAAGCTGTGACAATGACACATGCCTTTCAACTTGTGCCTTGAAATTCGACATTTCGATAAAGCCGTTCTCATCACAAACGATTCCCAGCGCCACGAAGTCTTCTGCGATCACATCATTGGGCAGATAGAGCTTGTTGTAACCCACTTGCAGCGACGATAATTCGACTTCTGCAATATCCGATAGATCCGCCGAAAGAGCATAGTTCAACGTGGGGTTCCCGGCCATGCTTAGGACATTGGCCTCGATGAATGGTGCCCTAGTAATGGCGTGCGGGCCGTAGAACGGAACCATGATCAGACCGTCTGCTCCGAGAACCAGGTCCTCATACGCGATCGATCCGCCGGTGCCCAATGAAAAGAATGCCTCGCCTCCTAGATCGGTCTGCGTATCGGCCTCGGTCTTTGTGAATTTGCTCTCCCAAAAATGGCGAATGTTCCCCCACCTATCCATGACCCAATCATCATCTCGGAGGAGCTGATCACAGAGCCGCAATGTGCGCCCGCCAAATGCAAGATTCAGGTCCCTGGAATATTTGCCGTCCAGATAGGTTCCGCTCAGATAGAGATAATCGATGCCCGATGGATAGCCGCCCGCGTTGGTCACTTCGATTGTATAGGGCAGGTCTGGATTTTCGACATATGGATAGTCAGTCTCTTCATCCACATTTAGACCATACAGAAACCCATCCCGGCAAACGATAGTCCCTTGCGACTTATAAAACCACCCAAGGACGGAAAAGGCATGAGCAGCGGGCGTGGCGCTGGCGGCCTCGATATAGGCAACCTGATCAGCCGTGAATGGGCAGAACTCCGCGCCTCTTGGGGCATTATTGCATTCCCGTCTGAACCGCTCTATATCGGTCCTGGTGCCGCTGGAAGCATCGATAGAATATGTCTTTGCCTCCCGACCATTTTGCAAGATAGTGGCATAATCCATGCCAGCGGCCGAATACGAATCGGTCTTGCGCTCATCCCCCGATACCGATATGCCAGTATCTTCGACGATGCCCGTGATGTCTAGTCCATGAACTCGGCAATATGCGATATCGCTCATGATGACCTCTTGTAGAATTTGATCGTTGCAGATGCGGATATTTGTGGATGTGCTTCGTATCTGGTATGCGATACCGGATACTCGTCTTTGAGGCGGCACGAAACTTCGATCGTCGCGTCCTCGCCAGCGGTCACCAGATCGGTAATGTCCATCTCTTCGATGCTGATAGATGACCCGATTGAGCTGGCAGAAATCGCCCCGAAGGATACCTTCGCATCATCGACCTCAACGCGCCATGCACCCCGCCCCAAATCGATATCAATCACGCCGCCTATATTGTCCCAATAGGGCGCGCCTCCGCTTTCATCCGGCTCCGTCGGGGACGAACTGGTATGCTCCGATTTGCACCGATAGATATAGGTTATCCCATCGTCCGCTTCCCAATAGACCATGTCTCCCACGTAATAGGTGACTCCGCCAGAAGACCATCCCGTGATAATATCTGACAAAGATAGCGAAAGCGATAACGTGATGCGTGGATTCAGGTCTTCTGCGAGAACCCCCGGTGGAATGGCAATATCAATACTGCCATTCGGGGCGGTCACATGCGCCGGGTCCTGAACATAGAAGGTGCAAGACCCTGTTTTGCTGACATGCGACTCCTTGAGATATCCAACCGTGTACTCTGAAGATATGCCGCTTCGGGCCTCTTCGACGGTGGTAAGGTCCATCTTCGGCGCGCCCATTTCTAGCCGCGTCAGGCCGCTCGATTCATCCTCTATAGACGAGATAGAGAGTGATTCGGGTGCTGAATCCATTGGCCGGAATTCGACAAAATCGCCTGGCTCGATGACCATTTTTCGTGTGGTCTCGATCGTGTAGCGATGGTCTATTTGGCGACTTTCCCATTTCTTTGTAACCGAATCGGCCATATTGCCGTCAGTGTCTTTGAATCCGTCCTCCACTTCGTATTTTTCTATGATTCGAATCCCTTTGTACGTGGGATCATCGACGGTGTAATATTGGCTACCCAGGCCAACGCCGATCAAAGTATGGATTTTCGGGTCGGAGGCAGTCGCTTTTTGAATTGAGCAAAAGCCCTCTTCGCCCTCTTCAATGACATAGATGCTCATGGCCGGAATCCCTCGGGAAGATATTTATCGATCAACTTTCGCATTTTTTCAATATCGACCGGATAGAGAAGCAAATCACAATCATCCAAATCTAAGATCGTGCTCGGATCAACCAAGCCACCACACGCGGGATAATCGTTCATGTCCGGCCTTCCTCATCATTGAAATCCAGATAGCAGAAATTCCTATCATATCGGACATGGGAATAATAGTCTTGGGACCGCGCCAAACCCACCATCAGATCACCAATTGCCTCCCAATCCGTTTCCAGATCCCCATCTATCGTGTCATCCGGGCATTCTCCCAGCCGGCAATAAGTCTCATATGCCCCGATCGCCAGCAGGCCGCCGAGGTCATACCAGCCCCGATCATATTGGTTGGCAATGCGGACATATAGGTCCGATGTGTCACGATAGAAATAATAGTCCACGGAGCTTAAATCCGAGAGCACATATATCTCATTCAGCTTTTTGCAATAGTTGAGGTTCAGCCCATAGAGATCGCATTCTCCAAAATAGCTATTTGTTCCATAGCCCGGAAGCTTCACGATATTTGCATCCTGATCTTGAAAGCTATAGGGCAGGCCCGGAGGCAACGCTGATCGGGCAATCATGAGCAGGCCCGGATCAATGGTATCGGAGGGCGAATCTGCGAACAGAGTGGCAAATGTGGTATCGCCTTTGGGCCAAAAATATCTTGGGCAGAAACGACCCAAGAGCAGCTTCTCCATGCCATAGCATTGCCAGGTGGTTTGGCCGCCCTCGCCTTTCCTGATCGTGTTGCTCTCGGCATATCCGAGAAACCGGACCCGGCCCTCATCTGTTCCGATGATCTTCGCGTACTGGAGAACTGGCACATCTCGGCTAACAATCAGCTCCAGCTCATTGGGTTCCAGGGTGGTGGAGAGCTTCTTCCATGAGCCGGACCATTCACATTCTATGCCCTGCTGGACGGGGCCAACGGAATTGATGATATCGATCTTCATATATTGGCCCTCTTATGCGCCTGGTAGGTCTTTTCCGCCATCTGCGCCATGATCTCTTTGGCCAATCGCTTCTCGTCTACTGGCTGGTTGGCATGGTTGATTACCGTGATGCCGCCCAGGTTGGTAGACCCGAATGCAGCGGATATATTGCCGCCATTGATTAGGCCGCCGTTGGCAAATCTCCTCGCCATTGGGATATGCTGCTGAAGGAGTTCCATCGTGCGCTTGCGGTCATTGAGCGGCAATATCAACTCCGGCTCAAAGGTCTCTCCGACTGCATTTAGTTGGCCTTGGGCATCTTGGAAGAAGGTTGGGGTGTTGACTAGGCCGCCTTTGGCCCATTGGATCGCGCCAGATCCGCCTATAGATGTTGCGGCGGCATTCATCCAAGAGGACGACGAGGAGGTTCCAAGATAAGAACTAAGGCCCGCTGCGCCCCCTGTATACCAACCACTATAAGCAGATCCATAAGAACCCCCGAATGTGCCGCTTGCGTTCAGCGCCCCAGAACCGCCGGAAGCCGCCCCGAAAACCTGAAGCAAATTTCCATTGGCATCCATCACGGAGATGCTAAGATCCTGTATCGAATTGTCGACGCCGCTCACCCCCTTAGCAACCTTTCGGATTTCCGCCCATGTCTCTGGGTTGCCAGCATTGAGTTTGGCTACTGTAGCATCGCTGAGTTCTATCTTCTGCCCTCCGATCATGGCATAGCTCTTCGTTTCCTCGGCGGTGGCAGCATTTGGCCCCCAACCTTCGGTGGGAACTATGCCCAATTTTTGACCGAGGGCCACGACCTGCGCCGAATTTTTGCCATATTGAGACTCGGCTTCCTTCATCTGGTTGTAGGCATCGGAACTGACCCCAACCATCGATGCATAGAAGTTACCCGAATATTCTTGTGCTAACCCAAAATCGCTTATGGCCGTACAGAATTTTCCATTTTCGGCGCTGAATTGAGCCAATCCATATGTGAACGGCTGTAAGCCCATTGTGATTTGCGCATACTCATCCTCATTCTCTCGGGCCTGATCGATCATGGATTGCGTGACTTGAACAATCTGGGCCGCCACGCCCTCATCATAGACCTGCGTCTTGTCGCCCAATGAGCCCACATCTTCGGTGGCTTTCTTCATGGCCGAGGTATCGCCCCGGATCGTAGATATGTCAGCGCCGATGGATTGTAGATATTCCTCCGTCTCGGCATCTTTGACCTTCACGACCTCCGATGCGAGCGTGCTTGATGCGTTGCCCCTGGTACTCAATATGCCTTGAGACGTAGCCTGATTGTAGTACTTTGTCGGGCCGATGAATGAGTCGTAGAATAGCCCTGTGGCTTCTTCTTGTGCAATGGCGAAATCGCTCACTGCCTCGCAATATTTCCCGTCCGCTGCTGTCTTCAGAATGATTGCATCACTCGCGACCAATGCGGCTTTCAGATTTAGGTCGGTTACCGCAGCATATTTATCTGTGGCAATCGCGGCTTTCATCTGTGATTCGGCCAACTGCCCGGCATAATCCACGACAGCCGGATTTGCCACGCCCGCCGAGGGCTTGACCAACGAATTGCCTGACCATTTAGCCTGCAAGGCCTTGATATAGTCGGAATTGATAAGCGATTCATCCGTCCAAGGATTGATAGCATCTTGCATCCCATTGCCCGTGATCGGGACCAAGCCGCTTTTTGCCGAGCTTTGGAATGCACTCACGGGTTGCGTGATCTTGAGATGGGAATCTAGCTCATCCTGCCCCCAATAGGACTGACTGTAATACTTGGATTCGGCCAATGCACTGGCGGGGATGACATATTCATCGGCGTGGATATAGGCTATCCCGTCGGTCCGCGTCTTTCCGCCTTTCTGGTAATGTGGAATGGTATAGACGAGCTTGTCTATCCAAGATGCGGTATCGGCAGACATCAGAGAAGTGGGCAATGCTGCCGCGCTTCCATAATTCGATGTAGCCGATGCACCAGAAGTCCCCACATACGAATAATAGGACCCCTGCGCCTCGCCGCTCAACTTGTTCTCGGCTATGGCGGTGGTGATCGCGCTGGTGAGCCGGTCTACCCAGGGCGGATTCCAGGTCGCGCCATAGATGCTCTGCAAGACGCTTATGGATGTGGTGAATAATCCCTGAGAGCTGGCGGTGCCATCGGATACCGCGGTCTTGACGTTGTCCATCGCGGTAATGCCGTCTTTGGCAGTGGCTACCTGCTGCTTCGTGTATTCGCCGCTTGTGTTATCGGCGATCTTTTGCAGTTCAGCCCTTGAGCCGATGTATTGGGCAGATTCGGAGCCGGTGAGCTTGGAGAAGAAATCTTTGTTCTCGTATTTATATTTCTCCTGATATGCCAGAGATTGCCAATTCTCATAGACCGGAACCACATTTGCCTGTACGTCTAAGGAAAATTTCTTGCCTTTGATAATATCATCGATATTATTCAAGAGCTTACTATCATCCGCAGAGAACGATAGCGGTATCTCCTGCTGGAAAGTCTCAAGGATAGATTTGTAGGCTTTAAGTTGCTCCTCTTCCAATGGTTCCAGGACGCCGCCTGCCAGGATGTCTCCCACACTGCTGGCTATTTTGGTATAGTGATCTTCCATGAACGCGCCGGAATCACGAATGGAGCTTTTAAAGCTCTTGTAATAGGCATTTCCGATGTCGTTTGAAGATTCTTTGCCGAGCTTATTATAAAGGTTGAATACTTCCTTGCCGACCATCTTTCCATTCATGTAAAATGACTCAAAGTATCCAGTGTCTGCGGATTCTCGCGTCACCGACATGGATGTTCCGAGTACATCATATGAGGTCGTGCTCTTCGACTTGCGCCCACGGGTTTGGCCTGAGATGATCGCGAGAGCATTTTCTTCGCTCACGCCCGAAGTGGTCAGAGCGGCGATCTGAGGGGATACATTTGCTTTTAGCTTTTCGGCAAACGTATCTGCCCACGCTTCGCCCGCTGTTTTTCCGACATCTTTTGCCGCTCCCTTGGAATCCTCAAATCCTTTCTTCGCTCCTTCCGCTACCCCCGTTTGTGTATCTTTTTCATAAATATCCTTGGCTCTCGCAGAGATCGCAGCAAGCTTGGCGGATACATCACCGAGGCCAAGCGCCCCAGCAACTTCGCTTAATCCGCCTGCCAAGGAACTTGTAATCAGTGATGCAAATTGCCCTGCCAGAGACGACAAAGCGCCTTGCAAGCCACTTACAGCAGTTGGAATGGCACTTGTCAAGCCCGACGATATCTTTGTCCCGATGTCGGATACCGTTTCGATAATGTCATTGACTTTATCTTTCACGCCATCGAATGCTTTTGATATCCCAGTGACCTCTCCGAAGGCTTGCAAATATGCTTTGGCGGTCTTGAGCAGGTCTACCACTTTTTCGACGTTCGACAAAAATCCGGTCGCAATACTGCCACCGACTGAAACAATTGCCCCCTGGACGGTAAACCATGCCGATACAAGCGCATTTACGGCTTGCAAAGACATCGATAATGGCATGAGCAACGCATTGGTTATCGAACCGAGCGCATCCCCGCCAAATATGTTATTCAGCGAAGTTCCTATCTGCCCAAATGTGCCCGACAATGAACCAGCGATGCCACTAAAGCCGCTTGAGATCGTGGTTCCGAGGTTGGTTAGTTGCTGGAAGGCGGATGTGCTTGTGATGGCACCGAATACCGCCTCACCTGCGCCTCTGATGGTGTTCAGGCCGGATGTTATGCCGGATATAGCAGGCGTCAGGGCGCTTACCATCGGCGTACCGATATCGATAGCTATTGCGGTAAGTGAATTGGTGAGCATGCCCATTTGGGCCTGCATATTCTCGACGGATCGACCATATGATCCCTGGATAGACGTTCCCGCTTTTCCGGCCTCATTGGCCTCTCTCAAAGCTTTCCGATAATCATCCGTATGGCCGGTCATCTTGACCAATGTATCCATGCCATATGTCCCGCCGAGCGCCTTTGCATCCGCCAGTTGGTTGTTGGACTGCGCCATTGCGTCGCTGAGTTTGAAGATCGTTTCCGATGGATCGGTCTGCATTGACTGCATGAAATCTTCGGTCGAGATCCCAAGCATCTCAGATGCCTTGCTTTGCGCTTCGGTGTTCGTGGTCAGATTGGTTAGCAGGGAATCAAATGAACCCGCCGCGCGCTCTGCGGATGGGAACACTGAGGTAAGCATTCCGCCCCATCCGGCTACATCGTAAGTGCCCGCTCCAAGCGTGCTGAGAGAGCCCCCCACCCTGGTTGAGAACTCCAATATCTGCGCTTCGGTGGCATTGTAATTATTGCCCATCACATCGATGGCGCTACCCATGTGGGTGGCAAACCCGGAAGCGGTCTTTGCCTCTTCTGGCAATGTTTTCATCTGACTGCGAATCTTAGATATGCTGCTAGCGGCCTCTTCAGCCGGTACATCGAAAGCCGATCCCATTTGCAATGAGATTTTGGTGAACCCTGCGATATCCTCTTTGGCGATGCCGAGAGAGCCCGCTGCGGTGGCCACTGCTTGAATTTCGGTTACAGTGGTGGGGGTCGTGGTTAGCAGATTCTTCAATTCATTATTCAGTGTCGCATATGCGGCAGTGCCGGCATCTATGCCCGTGGTCTTACTTATCCGGGCCATGCCAGCTTCCCAGTTGGATGCTGCGCCGATGGACGCCATGCCGAGAGCAGTTATTCCCGCGGCGGCTGCCAATCCGGCGATGCCCACCGGCCCGAGCGCAGCGGCAACGCTGCCCGCCATGCTGCCCATCATGCCGAATTGGGCGGTCATGCCGGTTTGTAGAGTCTGACCTAAATCTTTGCCCACATTGGCGAATTTGCCCTTTTCGGAATTGAGGAAATTGCCAAAGCCCGCGCTGATCGAAGATTGGTCGACTTGCGCTTTGACTTTTATAACTTTGTTGGACTCTTTGGCAATGGTGGCGTCTAATGCAGATGTGTCTGGGGCACCAATTTTTGCCTGGATTCTACCCAACGAGGCTGCTATTCGCTGCCCATCGCGTTCAAGCTTGGCTAGGGCCTGATCGATGGAAGAAAAATTTGCTACTCCGGTAATCTCATAGGCTGGCATTTCATATCCTCATTTCGTGGGCGGTCGGATTCCAACTTTCGCGCATTTGGCTTTTACATCTGCCAAATTGCATTCCTTCTCCGCAAGCGGCTCTTCTTCCGGGAAAATCTCATAAAATTCCCTTGCACCCGGAAACTCATATCCAAACAATGGCCTATTCATTGAACAGGCCCATGTGTACCAGGATAGCCGTTTTCTTGCGGATTCTTCTGATTTGATTTTTTGCTTATGTGCATAGAGATCTTCTAGGATCTCATTGTAAGTATATTTGTTGTAGAATTCATCCGGGCTCAGACCGAGGACGGTTCGGAGCTTGGCGCTTCCTTCCCAGAAAGATCCTTCTTGATCTTCGCCGCCCGCTCCTTCGCTGCCTTCAGACCGTTCTCCGCTTTCATCCTCGCCGTTTCTTCCTGGAGCCTTCCCGCTTCTTCCATGATTATGCGAGTCTCGTCTGAGTTCTTCCAGCTCACTTGCAGAGAGGCTACAGAAGAAGGGTCCCTGGCCATGCGAAAAGCGAGCACCATCTGGCGGCCCAATCCATCCAATCCATCCTCATAAGCATCTATGCCTTCGTTGACCTGCTCAATGGATAGCTCGGCATCCTCATGTTTCAGGCCATAGAGAAGGGCGAGGCTGAATATCTTTGAATTGCCGAGCCATTGGCCGAAGATGCCGGGCGCGAAGACCATCTCGCCTTTGCCGAGAAGCGGTGCAAGAATCTTGTTTGCTTCCTGTTCCAGGTCACCGATGAGGCCATGTGGGTATTTCAGAAGTCTATGCTTGCCAGCGAATTCGATTGAGACGCCGCGCATTCCTTTGGTTGGACTTTTAGACATTAACATTCATCTCCTGCGATGATATCCTGAAAAATGGGTCTGGAAGAATGCTCAGGAAAACATTTATTTGGGTAGCTTGCCCTATCCAGACCCGGTAAACGTGTTTAAAAAAAGTTGATTTCAGGATTCATTGCCCAATGATTGGACAATAAATTGAAGTAATAATGCTTTCGCTTGGAAGTTTTGCCATGACAACCAACACATAACGGTATTAGATTCCAGCTTTTGCCGCATCCTTGGCCACGATTATAGTCACAATGATGCACGGACAATCGCCTGCCGTTTTCGGGTTCGTTGCATAAGAAGCACTTTCTACCAAATGCGTCTCTGACATTTTCTCGCAAAGATTCGGTGAATTTTTCACAGTACGGTTTAAAAGATGCACCGCCTTTCCAGTTGGGGTTATTCTCGCCCAGATTGGCATCGCGTATTTTTCGTTTTGTTTTATCTTTTAGTTTACTTCCGACTTGGCGAGCAGTGATCTTTTCACCAAACCCAAGCGGCATAGGGACGCCGCGTTTGGCTAAAGAAATTTTATGTTTGGTCTCTTCAGATAAACGTTTCCCTGTATGCGATGCGACATTCTTGCGCCGAGTAGATTCGGTCCAACGATATCCTTTACGTGGCATTTAAAACACCTCTTGCAGTGTTCTTGGATAATTTCATGAGGCAAACCGTCCAAGAAAACGGTTTTTCGGTAGCGAACCTAGCCTCATATTACATACGTCGTTGAGCTATTTAAGGATATTCATCTACCATTTCATCCAGGGCAAGCAAGTCTGGCGGTTCACGTAAGCCCGGCTCGACGCTTACTTATACTATAACAACATGGTGAACAAGGATACTATGAAATATAAAATTGAACCTGAACTAGAAGCCGTATGCCTTCCATTGGTCAAGGAAGAATACGACCTCTTGGAGTCGCAGATAATCCGAGATGGTTGTCTCGATCCGGTCAAGGTTTGGGACCGAGACGGTGAACTCGTGTTGTTGGATGGGCATAATCGGCTTAAGATTTGTCGTGAAAACAAGTTGCCCGAACCTATCAGCAGCACGATCGAGATTGAGAGTATTGATGAGGCGGTTATCTGGATTGTAGATAATCAGAAAGGCCGTCGGAATGTGGCCACGGAGGCGCAACGAAATTACATATCCGGAAAGCGATATGAGGCGCAAAAGAATATAAACAAATTTAAAGGGAATCAGTACACGGTTGGTGTGCGCACCGATGACGCGCACCAAAATCTCCCATACAACGGAAATCGGACTTCGTATTTACAAGGATTGGAAGAAGACAAAGGATATCGTACGATCGAAAAAAACGCCGCATTTGCCAGAAACATCGACGCGATTCGCAAAGTGTCCCCGGACGTGGCCGAAAAGATCCTAAATCCCGCTGAAGATGCTTCCGTTCTCTCTAAAATCGAAGTTGTGGCGGTTTCAAAAATTCCTCCGGGCGAACTGCGGGGGATTGTACTTCAAGGTGTTGATGCAATCAAAGCAAAAGTCAAGGACATCCGCGAACTTGAGAAAGATCGCAAATTTCAGGCCGAACAAGCCGCGATCAAAGAGGACGTGGCCGAATATCATGCCGTTCACAAGGAGAAATACGGCGATGCGACCTACGTTTGCGGCCTGAGTTCAGTGCATGAACTGTGGTGTAATTTCTGCAAGTGCGCATTTGACGTTTTTAAGCCACACTGGGGCGAAGTTTGCCCATCATGCGGCAGCAAAGATATCATCACCAGGGACGAAATGTGGTATCCTGGGCAGAAGGTTGATTGAAATGACAAATATAGATAGACCAACGTTCGGAAAGTGCAGACGCACGAAAATCAAGGAAAGTCCGCCCCATGCAACTCACTGGAAGGCATGGATGATCTCAGAGAAGCGGAAGTTGTGAACACGAAGGTAAAGACCGAAGACTTTAATCTCGATCAAGTGGCAACAGAAGCCATATTAAGGTTCTCCCGGATCAAGGACCGTAAGTTAAATCAAGCAGTTTTCGCGATGATTAAAACTGCTCTCCGTGATGATATTAACCCATTCACGAAAGCGCCATTGGGCCGCATACCGATGCCACTGAGCTTGGTAAAGGACATCATGGAATACTGTGAAACCGGCGCAGTGACGCCAAAAATCCCATCAAAGCGTGTACGGTTGAATCAAGAGACCGTGAGCATAATCAAATATCTCAAACAGTGTGGCTTGACTTGTGCAAATGCCCGAAAAGATGGAACCAAACTTGAACAGATTGTCGAATTCTGCGATAAACTCTTAGAGGATGTGCCTTAGATGCAGGTATCGGTTTCAGTCGGATTGCAAATCAAGACCGTAGAACGACTTAAAGTGATCTCCGAACGCTTGCATGTCAGCAGGAACAAACTGATGAACGAAGGCATCGAGATGGTGCTTCAGAAGTATGAGGGCGAAGAGGATTGAGTAGCATCCTCTTCTTTCGGCTCATCCGCCTCTTCGCCCTCCGTCCTGCTGCCATCCGGCCTATGCCAACACTTGCAGATATCGCAATATGTGTTAGCCATCTCATCCCTTCCGGTAATAGAGCGCAGTCGGACCATGATTCTTGAAAGTCAGATTGCTTTTAGTCAGAGCGCCGGCATCGATGTTTGATGTGAACTTTTGAATGATGCCGAACCCCTCATATCGCTTGTCGTTGGCTTCATCGGTATAGAGGACGACAACCACTTTACTAGTTTCAGACGAATAATCCTCCATATCTAGGCCGCCCGCCAGATGGGTATGCGTCAGGGCTGCGACAATCCCCGCGCCTGTCTCGGTATCGGCAACCTTCGCCACAATGCCCGCATTCAGAACAGCAGGACAGTTGATCGCCGCTGCCAATTGTGTCGCCGTGGTGGTGATAGCCCCGGTCGCATAGGCAAGATTCGCGGTGATATCCTTTCCGAGGATGGAAACAGACAAGCTGCCTGTCGTACCTGGATCGACCAACGTGAGGCTGAAATTGTTTCCATCCACGCCGCCTGGCATGTGAGTTAGCGTTATGTGACTATTCGCATTACCACCTGTGGTGGTTAAGACTGCCTGGGTAATCATCCAATGAGCATCCGAGGTGGCCTCCCATTGCTTGTGAATCAGGGCTGCCGACTGGCAGGAATCGCCCATGTGCATATAGACTTCTTCTTTCCAGGATGCGGACAGATTCCAGTTCAGAATGCCCATGAACTCGGCTACTGTCAGATAATGGCCGGTTGCGCAGGTTATGGTGTCCCCGCTGCCCGCTGCAGTGGCAAATACGACTCTCCCGCCGCAATGCTCTATTCTGGCAATGGTCGGGATGGTGCCCGTGGATGCGAAGGTTGGCGTGCTGTCATCATTCATATACCGCTTATCGGGATTGGTTATCTCATAGACCGTATAGCGCGGGTAGCCGTCCGAGAGTAGATTAACCTCGGACATTGGCTCATTTGAGTAGTTATTGTTGCTGCCCCGCGCCAGATAGATAGCCCCGATATAGCCATGCATTGGCGCTAATGTCATGCATTGGCCTCCCTATGCGTGATTCCAAGTCAGAACAGCGGCTCCGGTGGCAGGCTTAAGCGTGAAGGTGACCACGTTGTTTTTCTGCGCGTCCTGGGTGACCTTCCAGTCCATGACATGGGCGGTGCTGGACCAATAGGTCGTGGTGACATCTGCATCTGGATACAATTTGAAGAGCAGATCGCTTCCCGCATCAAACGCCTCATAGACATCCTTCAGGCCGGGATTGCTGGCCTCTTCGATGTCATAGGTGGCGGTGAACGGGATCTGCCAGGTCTTGTAGTTCAGCGCCGCGGTGGGCGCTTCGTCGCCCCAGTGGAAGAGATCTTCGGTATTCCAGCTTTGGTCGGGGTTGCCCGTCTTTATTCCCAACACTTCCACATAGCCCGCCCCAACGGTGAGCTTGCTTTCTTTTCCTTGTACTGGTACAATAGTCATTGATATATCTCCTTCTGAATAGATCTATTCGCAATGTCTCGGATCGCTTGATCGTCATTGACGATGAATTTTAAATTATATCGATGGTCAGGATTTCTTTCCAGATCTGCAACTCATCATCACTATCTGGATCTTGCTGGATGCTGGCAATTCGCGTAGGCAGATTTGCACCATTGCTAGGAACCGTCCTGGTGGCCCAAAGCAGGGCCCGGACCAGATCTGCCAGATCCTTGCAAATGGCCTCACTCGCCTTGCTGATGCATGATACCTCGATCTGCCCATTGGATTGCACGTCTCCACCAAAATAGGGCGTTTCGCGGCTGATTAGGTCGATGACTGAGATGCATGTATAGGGCGAGGTCGCCAATAGCTCATCTTGCAAGTCGAAGTTTCGGCCACTTATCACACCACTTACCAGCGGGCCAATGACATCGGAATTTTGCAGATAGGCAGCTAGGGCGGAAGAGAGAGAGGACATGGGAAACCTTCTTATAGTAATAATCAGTTATTATGACGGCATGGGTAGAATTCTACTCGGGCATCGAATAACAGTCGAACCAATATACAAAACGCTTTCATCAAATGGCAGCGATTCGATTGCGATCACGCCCGCGATGCCTAAACTGGAAGGCACCATCAGCACCCTCGAAGATGGAATAAACGCGTTGGCAAAGTATTTTTCCGCCATACCAGGAGACAAGCATGACAAAGATCAATGAAGATCTGAAGCCCGAAGCTCATAAGATCCTGAAGGATTATCAGCATTCCAATGGGATCAGGAACCAAGGCGAGGCGCTGAATGTGATCTTGCTTCGGTTTGCTGAACTTTTGGAAGCCGAAACTAGGAAATATTGGGAGCCAATTGGTGATAAGAAATGAACGCAATTAACATTGGTGTCTCGAAAGAGACAGTTGTCGAAGCGCGCGCAATGATCATGGATATTCTGAAAAGCGATGCAGAGCAAGCAACAATCCAGAAAGCGCTGGATGTGGCTGTTGTGATATGCCAGGTGAGTAACACAACAGTCGAAGGATGCATGTTCTATGGTGATGGAGAGAATGAGAAATGAAATCTATACTCGCATTAGTGGCCCTCGTGGCCCTTGTATCGCTGTCAACCGCCATGCCAGATAGTGCCTGGGTATCCGATCCGTCCATCTGCAAGATAGCCATAGATACTGGTTCATCTATGGTGGGCATCTTTGCTTGGCAGAATCCGATTGATGACCAATGGGAGGTTGTGCTGGGAAGCGCGACTTATAAGGGCACAACGGCGGTGCCAATCATTTTCTATGGGGATAAAGAGGGTGTTGTGAAGGTGGATATGAGCTAAGTGCCATGAACCCTTTCGCACACTTCGCGGGCCTTGGAAAATCCCACAAAAACACTCGGCCTGATAAATGGCCTAAACCGCCATCTCCTTTTTCCCGAAAGCGGCCCTAGCTCCTGAAAACTTGCATATTCTGCGTCGCTGCCCAATGTGATCGCATATATAGAAGGCGCGAGCCTTGTAACCTTGGATGCTCTTTCTATCCCATCATCCATGAAGTTGGTATCTTTTAGGCTCAATTTATGTGCATTATTTTTCATCTCGATTAGGATTTGTTCAGCACATTGCTTGGATTTGCTATCATTTTCGGCACGCATTCGGGTGAGATCGGCTTTCAATTCGGACATGTTCACTTTGAACTCGATCATGAGTATAGCTCCGAAATAGCCGTATCTGACAGTCCTACATAGGGCGGAGGCGTCTTGGTGCCTGCCTGGATGCCCGTTCTTCTGACCGATGAATCGAATCCATAGAGCAATCTGCACCTGCAATTTATTGAGGTCTCGCCAGGGAATCGTTCGCCGTCTGGAAAGGCTTCATCCATGCCCACAATTACGCCATTCTGCGCTCTGTGCCGCGATCGGACCCGGCCATCCCCGACAGTTGCCCATTGCTTTGTTTCACTACCCGCGCCTTTCGCGAACTCAAGCGAACTGCCCCATGTGGCCCGATGTCTTTCAGTTCGCACAATGGTTTTTGCTCGCGCCCCGGAATAATCAACGATGCTTGCCAGGTTGGGCTCCCTCAATATCTGCCTCGCGAGCGGCCTTTCATTCTTCCCCGCGTTGGCCCAAACATAGGCAATGAGCCGCTTCTTATCTGTGGCCGTGGTCCGCGTGATGAACTCGCCCGCGTGCTTCTTGAAATAGATCTTCGCGATATCTTCCACATTCCAGACAGGTTCCAGCCTGTATGCTTTCGCGAATAGGGATGAGTTGAGGGCGATCTCGGTTGTAAATATGCCTTCCAGGAAGTGCCAGATCTCAGTATTCTTTGCTTTGCTTGCTGCCAGATACTTCTTCATGGCGGCAGCATTGATGAGGTCTAGCGGCTCATAGGGTCCTTCCTGGTCGAAGTACCCGACTGACCGCAGGTATGCGACGATCTGGGGGCCAAACTTCTGCAGGATGGCATGAATTTGGCGGTCTGGTAGGGTCATGGGAGGAGGATCACCGATGGATGAGCGAAAGTTATTTATACTATTATAGCTACTATAGTTATTGGAGATGTACTACAATGAAACAAGATGCAATCGATATGATAATGTCTGGAAAGAGATCTGAGAAAGTCGTCGCCAAGGAAGTCGATGATTATCCCGAGAAGCTTCAGAGGGCAGCGGTTTCCCGCGATGTTCCCGAATGGGTTCGCCGAGCAGCCGCCAGAACAATCGAGATCGCGATGAGGCGAAATGTGCCCATCGAAAAAGTCACTTTCGAAGACGTTGGCCTCGGGATGCATGATAATATCGTAGAATCCGCCGTGATTGGCGGCGAAGGCGAGCGATTCTACCGGATTGTTTGCAACTTCGAAGAAGCAATCAAGAATATGAGGGGCTTTTAATGCCCGCCCCTTGCAAATACTGGAAAGATCAGGCAGATCAATTCCACGGTGATTGCCAGCACCCTGATGTGAATCCGGGCACTCCATGTATCCTGAATACGGAGGATCATTGTATCCTCCGCGAAGAGTTTTCGACTACCATCCAAGTATCTTATCGCAATCGGGATAGGTTGCGGGCGGTGGCTTCATCCATGAATCTAGCAGTCGAAAAGCTGCTAGACGACGCCGGGTACTAAGCACCCTCTCTTCTCATTTTTGCCATTCTTTTTGCGAAGTCTGATGTAAGATCTCTTCTACCACCGGCATTATCATCGTCGCGAACCGATGGGCCATTGCGTGTTGTTACCTTGTTCCAATCGATTTTTACATTTTTGGCCGCTTGTTCTAGTTTGAATTTCTCGTTTACTTCATGCATCACTTTATATCTTTTTTCTAGTTCTCCGGCCTTGTCGTAATTCTTCTCCTTGAAAAACGCATCACTCGATGCCCGATATGTTGCGCGTTCCGCGGCTACGGACTCTTCGATAGACAACTTTCCGCTTTTGAGGTTGCTCATCAATTGTTCCGACGCATCACCTGATCCGACTCCACCACCAGATCGCCCGCCAGAGCCTCCTCCACCCGAAGATTTTGGCATGACTATTTACCTTCTCGTACCCACTTATTCCCGGCCCTGATTGCCGCAACCTTCGTGGAATGGCTGCGCTCATTGGCCCCAACCATCGGACCCGCGCCCCGCACGCCTGTATTAGATGTCCATCCATTTACCGAAGGCTTGATAGACGCATACATTGATCCTTGCTGAACAAAGAAGCCTTCTTTATTTTTCTTCCAGCCGGCTGGCGTGGCTCCACGGTTGGCTCGCAATTGGGCGGCTATCTGCTTGTCGATATCTGCGCTCTTTTGTATTTTTTCGGATATTCGCATATTCATATCGGCATCAATTTTTTCTGTTCGGCTTGGAGAGCCGATATGCTGCTTCCGCCGCCCGCCGTCCGGCCACCGGAGCCACCACCACCAGAACTCTTAGGCATGAATCCAATCCTCTAAAGTTCCTGTAATCTTTCGCGGCTTAATATCTTCAATCATTATTTGCTTTTCCAAATGCAGTGACTCTTTCTTTATCGCTTTGCTCGCATCGCGCTTAGACCAAATTTCTTTTTGCTCACTTACATAGATCCAGCCTTGGCGCTGGCAAAGGGCTTCAATCTCTTTGCGATGGCCCCATACAGCGAACTTGATCTTGTCTGTACCTGCGTGAGACTCAGCCAAAGATGCTTGATCAGTAATCGTTTGCAGTGAGTCATTTTTGTGTACTCTAGTCGCATAGGCGTTCCATCCAAGCGGAACGCCGAGAAGATTCTCCTCCCACCAGCGCGGCGCGACATTGAGATCTACCCAACATCTCATGCCTCGTTCTTGCCAGTATCGGGAAAGATGCCGTTTCTTGCCTATCTGTTCAAGTGCTCTCCATCTCGGTTGAGCATTTGATGTGGAGAAATTGACCTCGACAAACGAGGGAGCGCCCGACTTCCAAACACGGTCGGGCCTTTCCCATAGCTTCCAATAGACATCACCATACAGAACCGCATTTCCAAGTGCATTGAATCGTGAATCGTCAGTTTCAAACCAGATCGTTTTGCCTCTGTAATCACCATCGCGCTTGACGGAACCGTACACGAGCGGGTAATCCAGGAAGTCGCCTTGCATATCGGGCATTAGATCGGCTATGCCATCGGTGTTTGAACTGGCAAATACGCAATCTGGTAATGGATTTGACATGCTTTCACCTACATCATGGAGAAAGAGGTCATGCCGCCAACCGACATGCCGCTCAATCCATGATTTGACCTTCTTCAGATAGTACCTTGGCCATCTTTTGGATGACTGGAATGAACTAACCGGAATTTCCGGATAGTTGCCTGATCAATTTGTTGCCTTCACCAATATGATCACTGATGCTGTTTGCTCTTCTTCGCGCGCCACCTTCTCTTTCTCGCGACATACCCTGCAATAGGAATCGATAGCAGGATACATGTGGACCTGGCATTGGATGAATGCATTGGTCATTGTGAAATGGGTGTTATGGCGAAATGCTTTTATACCATACAATACCAGTATGGTATTGGTGAGATGACATGGAACAACTGTATTCCTGGACCTGCCCCGGCGAGGACGCCGGACACTGCGGTAATGATATTAGAGGGAATTACGAGGGGCCGTGCGAATGCTGCTCTCTGAGGAAAATAATAGACCGCCCCGAAGCGCGACGCGTGTGGTCCGCGATATTTGCGGATTTTGTACCCGAAGAGGTGGCATAGATGGCCACCCGCAAGCCCGAGAGGACATTCACCCTCTCACCAGAAGCGGATCAGATTATCGCCGCCCTTCCTCAGGGGCAGAAGAGCCCTTGGGTAGATGCGGCTATTCGCGAGAAGGCCGCGCAGGAGGTGGCCTGAGATGGCCCGTTGTGATTGCGAAATCCCGGAGCAGGAGATAGTTCTCCTGCGAGAGGAGAGACGCCCCGGCGCGTCTTCGGTTGAGATCGCCAGATTCCCTGGCGAGATTATCCCCGACCTATACGCTAGAACGGGGCAAGGCCACGATATGAGGTGTCAGGGCTGGCGATATGTGGAAGGCCCATATTGGCGGGCCAGTCTCGCCACGAAGGAATATTTCTACTGCCTAGTGGACCCGCGATTGCGGGCAGAACAGCAGCACGCGGCCTATTTGAAGTGGCTGCGGGAGCTGGAGCAACTGCCATATCTCTGGCAGGACTGAGGCCCACGCGGGCCTAATCCTCTTTTTTTCATGCCCTCAGCATGGTAATGTTCTCTGTGAGATTCAGTTCTGGAAAGCCTGCACAGAAGGCTGTCCAATTGATGTCAGAGGTTCCCATTTCGCCGAGGTCACTTGAGAATTGGACAATGATTTGAGTTGATTTTTGCATGGCCTCGGGGAATACCAAGGGCTTCTCTTCTTCGGCTATGATAGGTTGCTCGCCATCTTCTGGAATATCCAATAGATCTCCTTCGGCATAGAGTGGCGGTTCCCCGTTCACGAATTCATCCGCCGTGCTGCCCATGCACAAAATTAGCAAAACTTGAGCAGCCACCCAAATGCCCATGCCTTCGCCTCCCTTGGATGAAATAGTGCCCATATCAGGAGCGTTGCCAATGCCATTGCAAACAGAGTCGTGACAATGGAATCAAAGCTCATTGATGGACCCCCAACAGACTTAGGAGCACTGTGATTATCGAGCCCGTTATTAGGCTGAATATAATCAGAATCGGCTCTTTATATGACTCCCACCAACTTGTTTTGCCCTGCTCATAACTATTCAAGCAAGCATCTGCTTTTTCCAGCGCGGTGATTCGGTTCTCGTGGTCATGGATAGCGTCGCACAGCGTTTTTATGTCTTTGCTCTGATATCCTTGACGTTCATAGATCTTGATCAGGTAATCGTGATCAGTCAGAGGCGCGGGGCCGTCATCCATGCTGCCTCATGTGAACGGAGCTTGCAAAGTCTCGGCTTGGACGGCCTCAAGCTGTGGTACTTGTGATAATCCTAATGCAGCGACTTTGGTGCAGACATAGTTGATCATCTGAGATCGGGTGCCCGTTGCTCCAAGTGCCTTGCATAAATAATAGCTGAATGCGCCCCGGACCTGCCCGCCTATGATGAGTTCTGCCGAGGTCTGACCGTCTGCGCATCCTGCCCAGAGTATATGATTGAGGGTCGGAACAAGGACGATGGCCTTGGTATTCGTCTTTTTGGACCGCTTGCACACGATTGGCGGCAGTGCCCGGATAGTTCCGATCTGATTCACATCGCGCGTGCCTGTTCCTGAATGGCAGCAATCGAAGAAGACATCCAGAGTTGCATCTGATGGCAGGCGGCCAAAGATGTTTCGCAGGTCATCATCTGAAATGTATTGCGGCCAATCGATTGGACATAGTACCTCATCCCACCCATCGGCTTCATCTCCAGAGACATCACGAACTTGCGAGCCATGCCCTGAGAAGAAGAATACAAATTTGTCCGCATTGCCCGCAACCGCGCTATTCACCATCGCATTTAGAGCGGCTAATATCTGCGCTTTCGTGGCATTCAGAAGCGTATTGCTGGTGAAGCCCCGCAGCTTGAGCGTATTCGCCATTGCTTGTGCATCATTGAATCCTCGTGTAGCTATCACAGCATTGAACGCATTAGCATCATTGATACATCCCGACAATGGAGCAGTTGGATAGGCATCGTTGCCCACCACGACAGCGAGTTTTTGGGGTGTCCTTGTTTTGATAGGTGGCTTCTTCATGTCGTATTCTCCTTTATTATCGAAAAATATAATTGAATGATCTACCACTCAAGCGGCTCGTTTGTGACTGCCCGCAAGGCCGCGTTGATGCCGGCCAACAGAATGCCAGTCACTTCTGTACTAAGCGTATAGCCAAATTGCGCAGATGCGAATAATCCGATTGCAGCGAGTACATTTACCCAAAGGGTTTTGCTCTTCCAAATTACAACCATTTAAATCACTCCATAGGTCCGCATACTTCCCATCCTTCTGACATCATATCCAATTGAGATGCGAGCCAAGGCACTTTCTTATCTGGATACAATGGATGCTCTTTTGGCATATTGATGAATATATAGGGCAAGCCCATCTTGGAATGCTCATCGGGCCGTTGCAACTCTAAGTACATGTCAGGGCCATTCCAGCATTTGTTATAGACTCTGTACCCATTTTTCAGAGCCTCCAATGCATCAGAAAAATCCATTTATTCCCCTCCCAAAATCGTCGCATTTGTCGCATTTCCCACACTCACCGGCAACACAACCTCAGAGGCCACAAATTCCACCTGCGCAGATGTCAAGGTCTCATTCAGGCCCTGCACCGCCTCCCTAGTACCTGCGAAATATGGCCCCAAGTCGCTCATATCGTCCTTGGTGGGCATCCATCCAGAAATGCCGATGTTCGCCTTGTCGATGTTCTGGACTGCCGCCCAGGCCACATGCTGGAGATCTACGGCTCCGGGTGGTGCTTGGTAGGATAGGTCATCGGCCATTGAGGTGAGGGCGGGCATGGCCATGAGGAGGCAAATCAAAAGAATTCGAAACATCAGAATTTCACTCCCGGCCCTTGCAACTTTCTCCTCATATTCCTCAATGCCACCAGCGCAATCCCCCGCACATCATTATTTGGATCACTCGCATTCGGAAACTTGAGCGCCCACTGCTTCAATGTCATGAACGGCCCGCCGTTGGCCTCCCGCAACAGATAGAAGTCCTCGCCATATTCGGCTATGAGTTTTGCGAGCGTGTTGCGGTTGACCTGTGCACCAATGATGGTGTCCTCTTTGGTCAGCTCTGCTCGCTTCTTCATCGAGAATCCGGCGTCAGACTCTGGGTCGGATACTGCCCAAGCTTTGATGAGGCCCGTTTCCGGGAACCAGTCCGGAATCTTGCTATGGCCGCCCAAAGGCAAGTCGTGGCCGGGGCCCTCGTACTGGCATAGGCCGTCCAGAGAGTCATCTTCCAGGGTGGCGTTGCCTATTGTATTCTTGTGGCCACATGTCGGGCAGGTCCATGTATCTGCCTCGGAAGGCGGCCAATCAAACTCCTGTTTGCATTGTTCACAAATATGCTTCGACATAGTTACACCTATTATTACTTGCTTATGATATTTGTCTATAAATGCTTTGCTTCTTATGATCGGGTTGTCCTGATGAAAAAATTTGATGATCTCTAGGATGTCGTTGAGATCGGAGAGCATGGAGAATCACATCACATAGCCCCAAATCGTCGCATGTACCACGGTCGCCCCGCCGGGAGCCGAGCATACGATGCTTGCCGTCTTGTTGACCGCTGAATTTACTAATATGGGCAGGCTGGCATATTGTGTCCTGGTGGTCCCTATGGCAGATGAGGCCGCTATAACCTCGGTTCCCTTTCCAGTGGTATCATCCTTCAGGATGGCCGTCATAAGGTCAGTGGTGGCGGCAGTATCCACGGCCACATGATAGCCGAGGACATAGTTCTTTTTGAGGGCGACCGCTGGCATGGCGGCGGTTACGGCTGCTCCTGGGGCACCATCGGCGGTTACTCTTACCAGAGTTGCGCCATAGGGAATGGCATTTGCTGGCGTTTGGGCGGCGATGGTCTCAAGCAGGCTAATGATCCTTGCTTTTCTCTCCATCTAAGATCGCCTCGGTGCTTTGCCTGCCAAGAACACGCCATCTCTCAGCATGACCTTCAGTTCGGGCCGCATCTCAGTCTTGATGGTAGCACCAAAGGCAATTGATTGGCCATCGGGCAGTCTGATGGTGCCCTTTTCGGATTTGCCTTCGGAGAATTGCTTTGCAGCGAGTTTGCGGGCAGATTTTGAATGTTTGGGCAAAAATACAAATACTTTTATTCCAATCTCCTCGGGTTCGAGCGGTGCGACATTCTCAATGATCGATTCACTCATGGGGCCTTCTGACATATCCTCAGTGACCGGCCCCCTCTGTCTTTTAGAGGACTTACGCATTTAGAGATCTCCAAGATTATTGTGATTATTATTAAGAAAAAATATAATTAGGTTCTAAATTCTCTTCATATGGATGGTCACAGATCCGCCCGCGAAGGTCGTCATGGTGCCGTTGAAATCCAGACAGATTCTATTTCCATCCGCCAGATTTACCGCGCCCGTAGCAGCATTTAGCGTGGGAGTGGCAACCGTGTTAATGGTCGAATTCAGCCACATGGTGGTATTGTGAAGATGAGCGCCCGCATTAGGTGCCTGCGTGCCAGTGCATTTGTTGATGCTCAGGTTGCCGGTGTTGGGGTAGGCCGTGTTCTGAGCTACCGAATGCGCCTCTTCGATCTTGGTAATCTGCCAGGCGTCGTCTGCGATGAATGCGGTCTGATCTACTTCAGAGGCCCCTATTGGAATGGTGAGAACCATTTCTTGGGGAACTATGACGCCGCCAACGGTCATCTTATCAGCATCGGTGATAGCCCATGTCTTAGCAGTTGGAACCGTGCCGCCATTGGTAACGGTGAATGTTCCTTGTGGTGTCTTGAAGAACCCGCTGCTTAGACTAAAGTCGAAGTCCGATGCACCGCCCGCTGCTATGATATCCTTGCCAGAAACGATGGTCTGCGTCCCAGATACATCGATCGCGCCCGGCCCGATGGTTACTGCCCCAAGAGGAGTTTTGAAGATACCACTTCCAGCGGAAAGATCCATCTTGGAATCTCCGCCCGCGAACGTGATATCTTCGCCGGACGTCATTGTGATGCTAGTATTATCGTACGCAGTGAGTCCGACCATTTCAAGATACCCTGATGTGCTATTGAATTTCAGGCTGGTGTCCTTGTCCGTGCCAAAGTACATAACGGCATTGTCCTTGAACCAAGGAGCCCCGCCGTCTCCAACCATCTGGCGGCCTCTTAGTTGATCATAGACATCAGGCAAGGCGAGAGCGGGCGCTATGAGCATCAGCAGCAGGGCAATTATGAGAATTTTCTTCATGAATAACCTCCTAAAAAGGATAACGACCTAAGTCGTTACTGCTGTGATCTCATAGATGAGAGACGACTTGCCGTTTGCGGTTCCGTCCGTTGGGATTACCAAGTAATCCACGCACTGCTTCATTACAGTGGTCCAGCCCTCGGCCAACTGCCGTTCGGTCTCATTCAGCATGATATCAGACGGTGCATAGTTGCCGCCAATCATGGTCTGCTGCCCCTCGACAAACACAAGTGCGGAGGTCGTCAGAACATCGGAATTGGTCTGGAACTTGACATCGATGTATGCCTTGCCATCTGCATCGGTGGGCGGGGTGATCGGGTAGAGGTTAATCTTCCAGGCAGCTTTCAGGTAATCGCTAAGTCTCTGAGTGACCTGGTTAATGAGGTCCAACTGCTGGAATTCATCAAGCACCTCGGATGGATAGGCCACTCCGAAGGTATAGCCGCCGGTCTCGATGTCTATTCCGGTTGTGCTGACAATCTTGGTTATGGCCTTGGCAATGTCGGCCTCGGCGTCCCCGGTTCCGCTTGCGCCCCAAACATCAGATGCACCATGCGTGTTGCCTGTTGCTTCTTTGCCTTTTAGTTCGGTGAGCAGCTTCCAGACTCTTGTATTGGTGAAATAGTCCTGAATGAATTTGCGGCCGTCATTGGCGAGCCGGTTGACTGCCATCGCAGTCTGAGCAGAATCCATGATCTTGTAGGCCTGCTTGTCCCATGAGTTGGTAAGATCCTTGTAGGATCGGACATACTTGTGCTTGGTCATGTCTGGCATTCCATCCAGAGCCTGATTGATTTGGCCCGGATTGCCCTTGACGGTCCAGAACTCAAGTAGCTGCGAGCTGAGAGAATCGACCGGGAACGCTCTGAGCAGGCCCATCGGGGCTTTGTTCAGATTGGTGTCGATTACCCTGGCGTTCTGCTTGGCTCGTCCCTTTACGAGCTTATCGAGTACACCGGAGGTAAGCGCGCCTGTATTAGTTGCTGCATAGTTAGTCATCTAAACATACCCCCCGAGAGCAGTATCAAGAACAACATCGATCAGATCACCAGTTGACGCGGTGGCAACATTGTTCGGTCCTGCGTAATGACCAACCAGAGTGGTGGATGCATCGGTTGAGACACAAACCACGCCATCGGTTGTAGACAGATAGACCGGGCACAGGCTCGTATAGGTGATTCCGGTAAGAGAAGCCACCTTAACAATCTTGCCAGTGCTTGGCAGATAGAACGGCATTGTCTGACCGGCGGTCAATTGCTTGGCGTTCCCCTCATCGTCTATCGAGGACTCAACCGCAATGAGAACGTCATCAGTTACGGCAGTGGAGAGAACCATCTGACCGGAACTCATCACATAGGCGTAGCCTTCGTACACGTAGATAGCCGCGCACGGCAGATTGATGATTCCAGATTCGTTTACGGCTGCCATTTAGGCCACCTTCCGCATACCGGCTTCTTCGTCGGTGGGCATTAGGCCCTTGAGTTCTTCGTCCTCGCTTGCATTCACATGTGGCACGAATGCCTGTCCACTCGGAGTAATTACCGGCGGCTTGGTGAAAGCTGCCAGATCGATCTTATCGGGATTCTGAGCGATGAACAGGGCAGCATTGGCCTTGAATGCCGGGAAGAGTTCGGCCTTCTTGTCTTTGAATGCGGGCAAGAGTAGGCTATCCAGGGTGGACAGGACCAGGGCGTCTTCTGCGGCGTTCTTTGCATTGACCCGAACTTCTTCGGCTGCCTTGAGAGTCTTGATTTCGGCGTCTTTGGCCGCAATGGTGGCGTCAATGGCATCAAATCTGGCATTCATCTTCAGTTCGAATGCCGAAAAGACGCCGGTAAGCTTTTCTTCAGTCAGTGCATTGACCTTAAGCGGCTCCACGACGGGAGGCGCAACGGTCGGGGCTGGATTTCCAGCTGGTGGGGTAATAACAGGCTCAGCCATATTATCAGGTTCCTTTGCATTTACATTGAATCCGCATTGTGGCAAATCACAAGCACCGTGCGCTACCATGCTAAAATGGTCGAAAAAGAACGGTGCCTTTTCGATGATGGTATATTCCTCACCGTCTATCCACTTTTGCGGAGATTGCAGCTTTTCTTCGTTACAAAAATAGCCTATACTTCCGGCGAATTGCTCGCCGGATTTTATACGTTCCAAATCGGCAAGATCAATCATTTTATTAAAAATAACTGCTTCGCCCTCAACCCGTTTCAACTCTGAATTAAGGCGAATATTGCGGATCTTCCCTGCCTTTGGAGATAAATGGTTCGTTGGCGGTTGGCCTTGGATATGCGGGCCAACTATCGGAATCCCCTCTGCCCAATGTGCATCATTGGAGAATTCTTCGTACCTTTTCAAGGCCCCATTCGTGACCTTTTCTTTCATCAAAACAACTGGTATAATAGTGAATTGATCATTGCTGCCATCAAGGAGCGTACCGCCCGCTCTAGCAGCATTTATTCTAATGCCATCTGGCAAAACACCACCTCGAAAAATGTTTAGAATTTTAAACCATTATAATTAGCATCTAAAGTAAGTTCGCAGAATGGAAATCCTCTTAGATTTATATCTGGGAGCACAGACCACCAATTTATCAGCAAATTGAAAGCTCCCCATCGGCACATCGTGGTCCATGAATGACATCCGTGATCGAGCGGTATCAAGTTCCAAGGCTTTCCATAACACCCGGATTGCTTGTCAAAGTTGATATGATGACAAGAGAGCTTTTTACCATTTTCTTTATTACCACATTTAACGCACGTTCTGTTAAAAGCAATACGCACGCTCTCTTTCAGTTTTTCATTGAATTTGGGGCAGTAAGGTTCGAAGCTGGAACCGCCCCGCCAATTGCTACTATTTGGGCCGGATAATTTTGCTCTAAAAGTTGGGGTTTTCCATCGAGCGATTCGCTTTGCGCTCTGTTCTGAGCAGTATTCTGGATCGTCCCATCGATCTTTTAATGCTTGCGTGAATCTATTCCTATAATCAGGATCTTCCCACAGACGTTTTGCCGTTGCCCGTGTTATTTCTTTACGTTCGGGATGTTCTTCATAACTCTTCCGAATTCCATTTATTATCTTTGACTTATATAAAGGATCTTTCCATTTTTCGGTTGTTAGTTGTCGTCGCTTCTCTACATAGGAATCAAAATCTTTATATGTTTTGGTTCTAGCGGAATTTGACAACTTTATATGCTCTTCCGCGCGTTCGTATCTTCTCCGCTGTCCTGTACTATAACCGGCTTCCGTGGATCGAATCGGAATACTCAATTTCCGAAGATAACGTTTAACGGTTGTCGTACTACATTCAGAGATCTTGGCAATATCGCTATAACTTTTTTCCAAATTTACGTATTGCTCTACCATCCATGCTTCGTCAAGAAGCAAATCATGCCTCATCAACTACATCTCCTGTCATGTATTCCTGATCAATCGAAGCTGCCAGGCATTCAGGAAATGCTCTTCGGGCTGCAGACCCTAGACAGCATAAAGTAATTAGCGGCTTGGTATTTATATGTATCGTGTCGCTACTTATCGTTTATAAACGTGACACGAATTTTGCCGTCCAAATTCGCCTTTAGCATGGTGCCTTGGGCTTCTTTTTCTTTGCCATCTAACGCCTCCTTTGCATATTTCGCTTTCATCGTGCCGCCCGCACTCGCCCGCGCGGTCTTGTGAACTTCTGCTTTAATGTCCTCAAAGACATCGGGCCGTTCCTTGAGAATTGCCCATACTGCTTGTAAATATTCATAGGTGGGCTCTGACGCGTTGACCTTTGGCTTGCGGCCCGCTTTCTCATAAGCAATTGCAGCGGCTTGTTCCGCTGTATATTTTCCGGTTGACATTAGCTCTTCGATATTCTTTTTGATTATGTCGTCTGAAGAGCCTTCCAGTAAGGGCAATTGATCACTTCCTAAAATTGGAGTACACGCCTGCGCTCAATGCCCAAGCGATCGCGTTTCGGGTGAATTGCTTTTATCGGATAGTCCGTGCCATTATACCGAATCACATCATTTATGCAGCTTGCAGTTTCATCCGTCACACATTGCGCGGGTCGCTTAACAAATCCACCTATGGCTTGAGAATAGTATTCCTGCTCATCGTGGAATTTGATGTCGATGGGGGTAAGCGTCTCGGCCTGAATGGGTGCTCCGCCAGAATCCAGACATTCGATCAGGATCGAACAATCTAAGCCGCTATATGTGACTACTGGTATCGATGTTAGAAGAGTTGTAGATTGCTTGGTAGTGACCCCACTTGTAAAATTGAGATCTTCCGCATTGATATAGACATGTCCTACCAGATCGGTATGCGTGCCAGATGCCGAGACCTTGCATCGACATTTGAATGCTACCGATGGTGCGGTTCCTGTGAGTGCGATAGGGCTTGCGGTTGGGACAGCATCGAAGAGTTCCTTGGTAGCCTTAGTAACGAGATGGGCCGGATCTGTGAGCTTCGCGTGCGGGAATGGCATAAGACCTCAGAACGGATTACTCACTTCATCAACAAGCCCGGTCAACTTCCAGGACTCGGGATAATTCGTATCATCGGCCACCTTGCCAGTACAATCCAGGTCCGATGCAGACAAGACGCTGCTGCTTCCAGCCAATGGCAGTGCATCCAATAGCAGGCCATAGGCTTTCATGTAGCCTGATTGGCCGTCACGAGAGACTGAATAGCCATCGAATGAAACGCTTTTGGCGAAGATGTCCGGGTCCTTGGCTTCCTGATAGGCTCCACAAAGTAGCGCAAGTGCCTTTTCTTGTTGGGCGGTTGTCGCGGTCTTTCCAATCTGCAAAAGATCTTTGGCCAATTGGTCCTGTCCAATGGCAAGAAATATGGTAAAATTTCCCTGCGTGCGTGATGCACTTGAATAAAGAATATTGGCCGATGTATTTTGAACGGCGGTTGCTTCTGCGCTGGTTTGAACTGAAAAAGCCGTTAGCGCTTGGATGGCAGCGATAACATTGGCTTCCGAAATTGCCATTAGAACATCGCCCCCGCCGCAGCTTGCTTCTCTTTCATCTCTTCTTGCTCTTCCTCGGTCAATGGTTGCCAGCCCATTTCAGAGATCGCACGCCCCAACGGAAGCATCCCAAGGGAGAACGCTTGCACAATTATCTTTTGCTTTTCGAGTGGATTCTCAAGCGATGGATCAGTATAAACAAATTCAACCGCCCAATCCTTAAATCCATTGGCCTCTAATATTTCAGTATATAGCGCCTCATATGGCTCTGAGATGATCCTGCGCCAGCCCCTAACCACCATCATAAGCAGTTCGAGAATCGGGGTCCCTGACGTACTTATGGCTTGGCCGGTCTGCTCAACAAAATCCCTAGGCATCAACTGTTGAAGAATTTCGGCCTTGAGATACTTGTCCACCTCGACCAGATCACCGACATTGCCAAGGTTGGGGAATATAACTTCGTGGTCACCGCCCCATAAGATCCCTATGTTATTGTTTCCATAATTTTTGACAAAGTCAACTGCCGCCTTATATGCCCGCTCGTATCGAGTGCCAACGCCGCCAACTGGTGGAGCAAGTAATTCTCCGTTGGCCCCTCGCATCTCATTAACTTTGACCACGCATCGCCCTACGCCCTTGTAGTTCACATTCTGCATGAAGGCTTTGCGGACAAATTCGAGTTGCAGCACGGTTGGTGCTATGCCTGCTAAATATGACTTGCCATCAGGATACCTAGACTTCTTGTCCCTAATGTGCATGATGCGGGCGGTGGGCAATTGGATGGGCACTTGCCCCTCTGCTTGAGTCTGCCAATATTGCATCTGCTTGGCCTTGATATCATAGGCAATGCCCTTCAAGACTCTGCCAGGAACATAGGCTTGAGTGTTTAGGGTGGCGGCTGGTTGCTCTGCCAACGAATAAGCATCGATGTATTGTAGCCAAGCGGGCGCATTCCAACCCATTTCGGTCTTTGGAAAGGAATATGAACCGTTGGGGCGATCTGCTACCCCCATCTCAACAAGCCCACTGCCAAACCCCATGCAATCTATGCCGGTTTGGGCCATCAGGGTTTCTGTATTGTAGATTTTGTCTAATCTCCACAATAGCTTTCTAACTTCAAGTGTTTTAGGCGAAAGCTTTTTTTGATTGGCATCTTCAGGATTGATGATCTTGATATCTCTTTCATTCAAAACCAGCATGAAGAGCTGCATGAGCAACCGGTCCACGCTGCCAGCTTCTAGGACTTGAAGCAACTTCTCGGCATCTAACCTATATGTATAGGCATCGATATCATAGGGATACGCCATGCCAAGAGGCGCGATGCTTGATGCATTGGCTTTCAATTCTGGAGCTATCTTTGATGCCAGAGACTGCCTTAGATTTTCAAACATGTATAACTCCAGAAATTAATATAAACCATCGTAGACTGTGGCACCTGCGAACGAGGTATCTGGTGGAAGCCACTTAGACGGTTCGGCGTGATTCTGAATGCCAGCGATACATAATTCTATACTGTCACATCCATCATCATGCGCATTCTTATCAGGAAAGATCCTAAACTGATTAATCAGCTCCCTATAAACCTTCGCCCAATCTTCCCTGAAGCAGAGTTGCCCATTATTGAAATGCGATTCCAGCGATCTAATCCTATCCACTTTTGGCTTAGTATGCCAGACAGGAATATATGGCACCGCAATGCCTGCCTTTTGCTGCTCCTGCTTGAGCACAATCTCAAAGTTGCTTCTCTGCCCTTTCAGCCAAGCGGATTGAGCGATCTCAAGGGAATTGGCTTCTATCCAGACAGTGCGATAATTATATTGCTGTTGGGATTCCACGAGTTTGCTTATGGACTTGCTTTGCACATCAACGGATAGATCGCATTCCCAAACGAGCCATCGGCCATCGGGTAAGACCGCGATTGTGACCAGTGCCGCAAAATCGTTGCCGCCTTTGGAGAGATCGAGAGCAGCGTATAGTTTGCATTTGGAAAGGTCGACACCGCCGGGATCGACCATTAGATTTTTGATTTTGTCTACATTAAAGATAGAGAATTGTAAGTTATGCGGATTCTGCTGATAAAGTGATTGCCAATCATATTCAGATGCCGCTCGGACCTTCTTGAGATGTGATAACGGATACCTATCGGGCCAAAGGGCTTCGCCAGGTTTCCTTGGATCATATGGAGCTATCGGTTCTTGAGCGATAGCCGGGAAACTGAGTACAACCCATTGGTCGGCTTCTGGGTCTTCGTCTGAGATTTTTAGGAGCTTGCCAGGAAGGTCTTCTTCGTGCCATCGAGTCGCAGTAATCAGAATTTTCGCATTTTTACCAGACCTGGCATAGAAATCGCCGTTATACCAACCCCAAGACTTTTCGCGTATGGTAGGAGATTCCGCCTCTTCCCTGCCCTTAAGCAAGTCGTCGATGTTTCCATAATTCATCGGTTGGCCAGATATGCCGCCGCCTCTGCCCGCACAGAAGTACCTACCAGAATGCCCTACAACCTCGAAAAGTGTCGAATTTCTGGCATAAGTACCATAGGCAGTATTTCGGATATTTCGGTCATATAACCGCGATTCTGGGAATAGTTCTTTATATTCAGGGGAATCCATAATCCGTTGAATATTCACGTTTAGAGTTTCGGCCAAATCCTTTGCATAGCTGGCAGAAACGAATTTGCCGTTTGGATTCCTTCCCAACACCCACGCCGGACCATAACCAGACACTATCATGCTCTTGCCATTCTGAGGCGGCATGAACAGCATCATGCGATCAATATCGCCAAATGCCCATCGTTCGTAGTGCTCACAAATCACACGATGATGCCAGTTTACTTCGTAATCCGGGTTAAGATAGCAAATGAAATCAAGTAGGCTTTGCCTTGCTATCTCCTTGTCTATCTCCTCGGGACTTAGCTGCAAGAGTTCTAAGCACTCTGAGTTCATCGACGGTGTACTTGGAGAGATCCGGCTTGATGCTGACATTTACATTCGATTCCATTGGCGGTTTTGCGAATTCCAGAACAGAACTTATGCACTTCTGCAAGCTTTGGCTCGCGGTTGCTCGGTCTTTTACTCCCTCAACCACAATCTTTCGAGGCTTGTCTTCGTCATCCGATTTGGGGAAAGTCTGCTTTCCAGAAGTTAGCAACTTATCCCACGCTTCTATCTCGCGGTCCAAGATGGCTAAATACTTTCCAGCATAGCGGTTTGCGTCATCAAGAACTGCTGATCTTACCGCTTCCACCTTTGCACTATTGATAGAGGTGGCCTGTGCTCGGGCTTCCTCTTGATAATTATTAACAGTTTTATATGTTACCTTTATTTTGAATTGGTCCTCGATCAGATTGACCAATGCCCGGCAGGTCATCAGATGATTATCTGCTATGAACTTTTCGATTTCGGGCGTTATCTTTGTCATAATCGGCATCTACCGGCGTTGTGTATTTTGTGTAATTTTTGTGTAAAATATCGCCCCCTCTCACAGGGCAATAGGCAAGGTATTCAAAGCTTTCCATATTGCTTAAGGTCCGCCGCGCGTCGTAACAGTGGCTTGGTGCCGCACGCGCCTCCCCGGAACCGCAGGATATCACTTCAAGATCCCGGATCAACGGCGCGGTTGGACTAGGAAGATTCGATGTCTGGCATTCGCATTTTATCGTTTTTGACATCTCGCTCGATGGAAACGATATCCCGCATACTTATCAATGAGAGAACGCCATCGTCGTCGAGTAGGATACTATCGCCCACGTTATCGACATTAACACTGCTCAACTGGAGCCACCCAGAGTGCCGTGTTCCGATTTTCGTTACAATCCGCAAATATGCATGCGGCCATTTGTTCAGAAATTCGCTGAACATGCTATCGTTTTTCATTTCAAATCACCTATTTTTGATGCCTTATGGGCATCAGTCATTTGACAAGCAGAGCCGAGGAAAGGGAGGATAGGAACCTCGGCTCAATGATAATCGCAAAGGCCGCCTCGAAACTCCGCGAGTGGCGGCCATCTATATCTTTTGCGAATTTCGACATCATTATTGGAGCGAAGGGAAGCCTACACCGATCTCTGATCGCTCCGTTGATCGGTTGTGCTTCCCGGCTATTATTGATTGCGTATTATCGAGTTGCAGCGGATAGATTCGCCCTAACATGGATGAGATTGAAATACACCAATTCATCCATCTCATCCAGGCCTCTTTCAGACTTGCGCCTCATCCCCAGCACAATTTGTCTATCGCAAGAGTAATCGATTCGGCCCATTGCGGTTTCCCCCATTTTGGCAATCGTTGACCGCCGCTCGCTATCCGAGGTACTAATGGCGGCTGATCAGGCAAATCGAGACCGAGATTTCCAGCATGATGCTTCTCGAAATACTGTTCCTCGCTCAAATGCTGCCCGATGAATCTGAGATAGGCAGGCTTATTCCGATCAGTGGCTTGTGCTTTTATCATGAAACCTCGGTACTATTCGCAGGATAGACGCGCCTTAACCGGGGCGTCCGTTTTTGGCTGCCTTCCAAAAAGAGTTAGGCAACCGCTTTCTTTCAACAGGCGGCGGCGTCCTTTCCCTAATAATTTTCTCGCCAGAGCCCCTTATTATGATATCTATAATTTCCGGTGAATTTGGACCATTAAAAACCGACTTGCAAATAGGACAATATGCATGGCCATCTTCATCAAAATCTATCACACATTGGCATTTCTTGCATCCATGCCTTGTGTATTGAGTATCGTAATCTTCACCCTTATTTAGGTTAGAAAAAGAGTTGCTCTTTGCCCGAAGTTCCCGGATGGTCAAAATTCCATGCGGTCCGCTAAAGACGGGTTCAATCTCACTATCCCATGCTTGACCAAGTTTTCCCACAGTCTCCCTCCGGGTAAAAATTGTTTGGTTCGTGATATCTAGGATATAGATTGCACTGCTGCTATATATATTTATGCATCTCCTGCCAATTTTATGCACCTATTCTTTCCCTGCCAATGTCTCCCTTCCAATATAGCGCGTGCTTCATTTCGATAACACGCATTGATCTTTCGTCGCTTCGAAAACGGCTTACAAAAGAATCCCGTTTCAAAGCAATTGAAGATTTTCCAAGCCCTGCGCAAATATATGTTTGTTGTTCCTGCACGACCTCCCGCGCGGCCATCGGACAACTCGAAACAGACCCGTGAGCAATATACATGAATGCAACCGGGACCGAGATTTCGCTCTACTTCCTTCCCACACCCTGCGCACCTCATGTTCTCCAGTACCTCCACGCGGCGTGTACCAAGCCCTCATTGACTTTTCGTCTATCCACCAGATGCGCTTTATATAGGCGGGATAATATTTTTGCTATCACATGTCGATCTTTGTCAGGAAAGATGGCAAGTATTTCAGATACCAGTAAGCCGCCACGTTTTGGCAGCTTGTCTATGATTTGCTCTCCGAGTTGTGGAGTAAATGATATGGTCGCGCCTGCCATCAGATTTCGCCTCTTCGAATCTTGCCATGATATTCGGCAATGATCGCCTTCAAGCCATCCAATTGTTCCTCGTTCAATTTGCCGAAATGGTCATTGACATCTTGCTTGTCATTGACATCAATTTGCAATCTTACGATGGGCATATAGCCTCCCTGACTTTTTCCAACCACGCCCACTTACGCAAATTAATTCCATTCTTTTCAACAATATATCGCATTGCAGCGGCCATATCTTTGCTTGAATGTTCCCAAGCCCAATCTTCCATTGTATGGCCATAAGTCTCTTCCAGGAGCCAATAGGCGCGGGATTCTAACTGCCAGATCCAGAAGGCAGTTGCTTGAATAGATGCTTGATCTTCGGGTCGCTGATATTTCTGCCCCGCCCAACCGCTCATGCTTTCCTCCCAAGACTATAAGTGATAAACGCCGCCATTGCTCCTATAAACGTTTCGTGATGCGCTCCGCGCCCGTCGATATCCAAGATCCAATGGTTGCCTTTATCATAATCATGCGTGACAATTTCGTCAATCGTGATCAGGCACTTACCTTTCGCATCGTTGACGGAAAATTTGATTTGATATTCTTCGTCGCTCATGCTTTCACCTGCCAAACAATCGCTTCAACCTGCTCCTGTGATATTCCCATGCGCTTAGCAATATGGATAGTCCGCAAATGGTCCTTGTTATAGAGCCGCTTGATTTCCTTGATCTGGGGGAGGTTCAATTCCTTGCTTCTAGGACTTGTTGTGGTGCCCTTGGCGGCATCTTCGCTTGGGGCCTGTGAACTTGTCTCTTTGTCGGGCTTGCTGCCCCCCTGGGTCATTTGGCGGCCTTTCTGCTTCATCCTCCCGAGCCATCCACAGACTTGATGACCTGTCATGACGATGTCATGTTCCTTGATCAGATGTTCCTGGATGGCCTTTGCGGTCAGGCCCGCCCTTATGTAATCTCGGAAATAGGCTTCGAGTTTTGCGGTCCTCTCTTTGGGTGGTGAACGAGTTGGTAGAATGGCCGTAGGTTGCGTAGAATGGTCAAATTTGCCCTTTGGAGCTTGATCTGGCATGTTTGCATCCCAGTCCACGAGATCTTTGATTTTTGGGGGCGTGGCGGGCTTTCCTGGCAGATGGATGGATTCAAAGTCATCTATGGTGGCCATGAGATCTTCGCGACCTTCGTACCATTTCATGTAGGCTATGCACTCATCGCTTGAGCCTTCGATTTCACGAATCTTCATTTGCGTACCTTCCAACAGCAACAATACTGCCAATCTCGAACTACCATCATTCCTTTTATCCGGCAGTGATGATAGTCTTCGATGTTTCCACAATTGCCACAGTTGCATCCAAGTTTGTTGTGCAACCAAGCGGCCCATTTCACAAGTATCATGCAATTATCCTCTGCAAAAGCTCTTCATTAAGCTTGCCGTCCTTGAATAGCTGCCCCGCCTGATAGAACGTATCTCCCTGCCTAACTATGGGTGCCTCCATCGAAAAGCATTCATTGGTTCGCAATTCTGCCAAAAACATGGGGCCTGATGAGATCTGCAATCGCATAGGCGGCCACATTTCTATCAAGCCATGCGGCGACTTGTTTGCATCTGGCGCAATTGTCGGTTTCAAAAAGGGTAATCGTCTTAGATCACCTCTTCTAGTTCCTCGCAAGCAATTGTACCATCGACAGATGTTATAGGCAAATTTGCTGATTTTAGCTGCCTCTTTGCTGCCGTCCGCTTACCGGCCTCTGACCGGGCGGCTCTCTTCGCGTCGGGCCACCAGACAAAGATCGCTTCTTGGATGACATGGACCTCTTCCCGTCGCTATAGGTTCCTACGACTTCCTGCTCGGTGATGTGCGATATTTTGATTTCTATGGTGCTGATACCATGTACCAAGATCGCGCAATGGCGATTTTCCATCATTTTGGGTATGCGAAACATTAACTGCCCCCTCTTGGTGCTCTTCGTTGCTCTCTCCTAGCCTCTCTTATAGCCCTTTCCTTCCTCTCTGTCTCCTGCTTGCGTTTGGTGATGGTATGTAGATGGACCGCCATGTTCATCGGCCTCCTCTCAACGCCGAAAGGCATCGTGACAAATCCATACTTGCCCTCTTCATCGCGCCAGATGCCTTGCCAGATTCGATATAGGTCACTGTCCGTTTGCTATGCTCTCCTTCTATGACCACATCGCGGAGGGGAACGGCTTCAGCCAATTGGATGAATCTTTTGGCTTCTTGAATGCATTGTTGTAAGGTTTTGGCTTGCATCTAGACCATCTCCTTGGACCAAGCCTTGGCCAATTCGCTAAAGACTTGTGTGAGCACCAAGAAGGGGATACTAACCCACCAGATGAACCACATTAAGTCCGTGGCTTGAACATGTATGTAGAGCAGCCAGGAGCCGTATATAGCCAATGGAAGATAGAGCAGGCCAAAGAGGGCCGAGATGATGCGTAATACTTGGCTCATTGGTCATCCTCCTCAGGTTCTTTCTTGATGGCTGTCTGCCATTCTTGCACATCGGCCTCGTCCAGCGATAGGCTGCGCGTTGCGGCAAATTCTTCTATTGCCTTGACCGCGGGCGATGCGTTATGATGTGCGCTCAAGGTAATCTGTTCATCTCGGGTTGTCAAGAAGGCCACGAAATCGAATATGGCTCCTGCAATAAGTTTCTCTAAGTCGCTTGTCATTTGATCCCCTCACTCCGGCATCATGCCGCAATAACCATCTTGGTCTATAAATTTCATGGCCATATCTCCATATGTGCAAAACACCGCACAATCCTTTCGACAGAAGACCGGATTTTCCGGGTCTCTGGTCATCAGGGGACAGATCGAGATTCCTATTTTTGCCATTTAGATCGCCTCAGCAAACCTAATCGCATCTTCCCTCTTCCAAAACAGCCCTCTACCAATGATATCACAATGGTCTAAGCCCATCGTTCCATATTCGTCCTGCTGCCAGAACTCGGCCACCTGCCAGGTTGCTTCCCCTAGCCGCTGCTGTGGATCTAGGCAAACAAATATTTCGCCTTGCTTGGGCCAGTGGGCGCGGTCGATGTCTTGCCAGAGTTGGTTGTAGATTTTCATGTAATTGCCTCTCTCTTTCCGCAATAATCACAATCTTTTGGACACCGATGAACCGGCCAATAGAGCCGGGTTCCCGGTATATTTGCCCACCAGATCACAAGCGATAGCCAACATAGGCCGGTATGATCTGCTATCCAGGATACGATTGCTTCTCCTCGTGATAGACTCATTTGCTCACCTCTATAAGCAGGCCCTCGCCCACTTCCGATATCCTAACCTGATCTCCTTTCCCTAGTCCATGCTTTGCCAGCCATTCGCCTGGCAGCGATATGGTGAATACCCTTTGGCCACCTTGGGCAACCAGTTTTCGTGTTGTTGGGTTCATAGGGATAGATGGGTGTGTTGCTCTATATATAGATTTTGATTCAGGTCTCTTTGACCCAACCGTCGTTCGTTTCCTTGAATCCCTGATCCGATAACCATATCTTGCATTGGCTCGGTTTTATCTTTGCTCCTAAGCCTTCTGCTAGCGTTGCCATGATGAATGGTGTAATGATTGCCTTCATCCTTTGGCGAACGGCGAGACATCGCTTCAAAATGCTATCTACTTGAAGACCATCTAACTGGTCCACCGAAATACCATCAAAACCGTTATCAGGACCATCAGAACCAGCAGGACCATCAATTTCGGGGTTATTCTCTATACAAATAATATTTTCTTTTAATAAATCCAATATTCTTTTCTGTTGGTCTACTTGGTCCTGCTGGTCCTCATCTTGATTTAGATGGTCTTTAGTTGGTCTATAGGTGGTACTATTAATGAAAGCATTATACTTCTCATCGTCTAAATCAAGCCCTCTTAAAATCCTTATTTTCCCGCTTGGTGTTATTTCTCTTCCTTTTATAGCATGAAAATGTTTCTTTGCATATGCATAAAACTCTCTATCTCGTATAGGAGATGCATTTATTTTTTTACAGAAATTCTTATAGCAGTCATAAAGTGCCACCGAGCTAACCCAACAATCCAATTCGGCCTCTTCGACGAATTTATCATAAAAAGCCGCAAGGCTATTGGCTTGGAGATCATATTCCTCGGCTATATCTTTGCCGCTTCCTCGTCGAAAGATTGTTTTATCTGGTAAAACTCGCGACGCGTTGACGATGAGCAAATTTAAGAGGCCCGAAAGCTCCTCTGCCTTACTTATCTTTATCAACAAGTTCGGATCTCGTTTCTTCTCATTCGGTTGCGTTGGTTCATCCACGAATTTAAAAGGAAAGTCGGGTTTTACGAGCCTTCTTTGAAATCCGTACGTATTATCAGCGAACCGTGGTGGCATGTTAGTGTCAAAGAAGATGAAACAATGCGGTCTGAAAAGGACGTGCCCTTTGTTCTTCTGGTCGGCATCTATCCTCATGCCTCCGGAGATTGCTTTTATGATCCTAGATTCTCGGACATCGCCTGATACCTCCGAATTGATTAAGAACCGTTTGCCGTAGAGCTGGATTTTGTCAAATCTATTTTGGGTCAATGTCGCAATTTCTACCTCTGCGATCTGATCATCTCCATAGAAATATCTAATAAGCTCTTCAAGAACACTTTTTCCATTCGAGCCGCTGCCGATAGCCACCGCAAAATATTCAAAATTTAGGGTAGTAGTTTTTGCCGTTAGTATATCCAAAACCGACAAAATGCTATCGTCTGATCCGAGAGAATTTATGAGAAAATTCGATATCTCCGGGCATTTTGCCTCTGGTCTATAAATCACCGGCGACTTCAGAGTTAGGTAAAATTCCGGGGAATGCTCTTGAAATTTCCCCGTTTGCATATCGATAACACCGTTATCAACGGCGAATAGATACGGATTCGAATTGAAGATATTAAAATCTTCCATTGTGCGGAGCACGATTTTTCTATGTGTCTCTTTTGCCGCCCGCAAAGTGTAATTGTCGCCTGCCACCTGATCAAATACCTGATCTACTATTGTCTCTCCCTCTGATCGATAAATTCCGTCCTCATAAACCCATATTTTTTCATCCGGCGTCGAGACCATTCGTAGATATTGGCTAATAGCATCTGCCGCCTTATCAGGACTAAATTTCACGGATTCTATTTTTCCTTCATCATCATATTCTATATCGGCCACGTCTGCTAAGGTAAGTTGTGCGATCGGGGCCTCTATCTTTGCTTTGCGCTGTTCTTCTCGCTTGGGTTCGGTGTGCGGTTCATAAAGCCTTATCAAGTCTCTCCAGCCCTTTCCGGCGCATCCGTTGTGGTGGCAACCGGCGGCAATTGCGCCAGATGGAAACTGTACGGCCCAAGCAGAATGGTCGTTATGCGACGAATCCCAAGGGCAGCGGTCTAAAATATACATGGTGCCACCGCCATGAGATGTTTTTTCTTTCGCGACATCGAGACCGTGCGCATTTAGCCACTGCCCCAAATCGATCTCCCTGGAAAAGCCTTTCTTGGGCGCACTTTCTTTGAATCGCTCTGATTGATTCTTTTGCTCCCATGCCCAAGCGTGCAGCTCCAAGAACTTGCGGTCAACGACCTTAATATCGTTCGGAACTTCTAATATTTTTGAAAATCTCCACGGTCGCTCTTTGATGTTATCCCCTTTCTTGGAAGCCGTGCCGTACATTTTCCAGATTCTAGCGGCGTTAAATACCTTGAGATCCACGTTTACCCGGTCATCGCTGAATAATGCATCAAACGATTTTAAAACGGTATCTATGAGGTTCCTACTATCTTCATCATTCGGTAGGTCGATCTTATAGAGGAGGTGAGCACCATTTCCAGAGTCGGCCATCACTGGATCAGGCCACCCCATTTCGGTTAGGGTTTCTCTGGCAGTCCTCGCTCTGGCAATTGCAGCCTCGTGCTCTTCATCCGTGGAGCTGATATCAGCGGGCCGAATTGCATCAAAATCTACGGGTAGCCATCGGCGGCGAATGATATCCTGATCAGACGTGGTGGTGGGTTGCGCTCTCGCGGGCGATAGCTTATCAGGACTTCGCGCATATAGAGCCGGATTAACTTGATTTAGTACGGTATAAATGCCTTTTTGCTCATTGGTCTTATCGAGCATGGTCGCAACTTCGGTAAGCTTCGCAAAGTCCTTGAAATAGCCGCTTTGAACCTCATTTTTTCTTTTCCCAAGTGCGCGAAGTTCTACAACGTCGCCGGGTTCAAAAAGTATACTTAGTGATTCCAGAATTGTGGTATTCATTTAGGCACCTCACCATGTTCAAATCGCGCTGATTTGGCGGCGTTAACTGCAATAGATCCAAAATAAAACCAATTTTTTATATTAAATCCTCCGTCCTCCGCAGGATAAACTACGGGGTTTCCTGCTTCGTGTGGTGTTCCAATCAAAAGGAGAACGGGAAAGCCAGTCATATCATATAACGCCTTGACCCTTTCAACTTCTTGTATATTCAATCTCATTGGTTTTACTTCAGCGAATGCGTTTATAGATGGCAACCAGAAATCTGGAAGGTAATATCCTGCTTTGCCTAAATCGAATCCCTCAAATTCATATTCCCACGGAATGCCCTTTGTCTGCATTTTATCCAAAGCGACTGCGTAGCGGGCTTCAAGGCGGCTCCGAAACCGATAACCTTTGTAATGAGTTTCGATTGGTTTTATCATATTCATCGCATGACCTCTGGAAATTCCTGTATAAGAAGATCAAAGATATTCGATAGATTGTCTTTCATGAATATAGGTATGCCCAAATCTCTTGCCGCCCAACCGATATTATTTATCCAATCTGCTTGAGGAATGACCTTATTTTTTCGCGCGCCTGTTTCAGCTCCAATTATGACCCAATGAATCTTTGATAGATCCGTCTTAATTGGTCCATGCAACGGCTCAAAGCTAATGAATCGCTTGCAGCAAACCTTCTCAAGTTCTCTGATTCTCCAAGTATCCGTCTGTTCTGTGACCGAGACACCGAGCCAAAGATAATCAGGAACCTTGTAAGCTCCACCAATCAGTTCTAAGATTCTATCAGGCCGCTTAGTAAGAACTAGGAAAGTATGCTCAGTTTTTTGGGAAACCGCCTCGATGGTTTTTGCTATCCATCCCGACTCAACTCCTTCCGAAAACCAATCGCTGGCAGAATCCAGAAAGACTCTTTTGCCTTTGCCCTTGAGATTCCTGATCTTTTGCAATCTTTCTGGATGAAACGCAGGTTCAAAGGACATATTGAATCGATGATAAATTCCTCTGGCATAGCAATATTCGCAACCGTTTTTACATCCAGATATTGGATTTAATGTAAGATCGCACCATCCTATTTTACTCATGCTTTCGCCTTCCTGATATTGACCTTGTAGCCGCACCTTGGACAATGCGCATAAAAAGGAGCGTTGCCTTGATAGGTCCAGCTATAAAGGCATTTCTTGTTTGGGCAAGTCAGTTTTACGGGCTTGCTCATATCATAAACCGGCATACTGGGTAGGTACGTAAGTCAACCTATTTTAATCTTCCCCTCCACAAACGCTTCGCCCCATCCCATCTCCCAAAAGGAATCAGAGATACTGATGCAAAATCAGCTATCCATCACCACAATCACCGTACTCACTCCCGTCCCACTCTCCTTAAACGATCCTTCCGGCAAATCCATAATCTCACCATTATGCAATTCCACGAATTCCCTAAACTCCCTGCCCAATGCATCGTCTCTAAATTTCACGCCCGCGCTCATGACAGATACCAGTTTTCCGCCGGGCTTGAGCATCGAAAAGGCCCGCATGACGTGCAAAATGTCTTGCCTTTTTTCGAAGGGGGGATTCATAGCGACCCTATCAAATCTCTGTTGAGTCTCCAACTTCGTGAAATCCGGCTCCGAGAACAAGCTTGTGGGCGGCATCCCATCACCCATCAGAACCTTCCTATTGGCCTCTAACAGCTCGCAGGCGAAGACTTTGGCTCCTCGGTGGTACAATTCTGTGCTGATCGCTCCCTGCCCCGCAGAAGGCTCTAGGATGCATTGGCCGGGCTGTATATCCGCTAGATCACATAGCTTCATTACAATTGCGTTCGGTGTAGGGAAGTATCCATTTTTGCTCGGCGGTGTAACTTCGCCTGTCAAAATTGCGTTATCGAGAGCCTCTTCTGGGTCGCTTGCGAATATATGTCCCTGCGCTTTCCTATTCCACTTTCCACCAATGGCCTCAAGTGCCTTGTTCACATCCTGATAGAGCTTGCGATCCAGTTGGCCGCATGTCAATTTGACGCAATTTCCCTCGATGCTTGCCGTGCTGAGGACGGTCAAAACTTCTTCAGATAATTTAGTTGTTCTCATATATTACATCTCCAAAATATTAAACGGTCCACGTACTCCTGCGCACCAATATTCTGCACACCCCAGCGCCCCCTCAATCAACCTCTCCGGCGAGAGACAAGTCTTCTCCATCGCATATAGGTATCATAATGCATATTTGGCACCTGCACCAATCGCCTCATAGGAAGTGGCTATCTCAGATAGAGTAAAATCCTCTCCTATGATGAATAGGCCGCCCTTGTAGCCGACCATAATCACAGCTTCCATCTGCTCATCTTTCAGGCCGCCATGTTCCTTCAGGCAGGCTCTCGTGGCTGGAATGAAGGCCGAGCCAAGATATTCGCCAGGCGACATGCCGCTATCTTCTGGCGGGTCTAAATTGTACTCCACGATATCTGAGACTCTTTGGGAATTTTCCGATCCTATGAGCAGGTCGCCCTTTCTGAAGATCTTTGGATGTGGTGTCCTGACGCGATGCCAGCCATTGAGGTAGAGGGAGTCGGAGCCCATGTAGATGTGGCCGTTGCGAATGAGGCCGAGGATGCAGGTCATGCAGGTACCTCAGAAAACCGAAAAAATCCCTCACCAACAACCTCATATCGAACACCAGGCGCGAGCAAGTGATATTTTTCTACCGAATCTTCAAACTGTTTTGCTGTCGATCTCCAAGACGCCTCCTCGATATGTCCATCAGGTGCAAACAGCCGGAGGTACACGACGTTGCCCCGTTTTAGGCCCATCTCATCCGCAATCGTGTCAAGAATCTTTCCATCTTTCACACGTCTATTTGCCTTGCTTCGGACAATCAAATCATCGAAATCTCCGAGCGGTATTCTTGGATGCCGATGCAGACAATGATACTCATTGCCATCGACACGACTTATGAAGAAGCCGTCTGGGTTCCAATATTCTCTCCAAGGACTTACATCACGCGATAGTTTTTTTCTAATGTTCTTTGGCGAACCTTTCCATTTCTCGGTCAGATCTCCTTTCAAAACTCGATGTGCGTATCCGGGATGCGTTCGGCTTGTATGGATATAGTAATAATTGGCGTCCTGATCCAACACTTCAACAATCTCATTTTTGTAGAGGAATTCACAAGACATCATGCCCGGCTCGCCTCCCTCTCCATCTCATCCTCCCTTGCCCTCATCCAATCCCTGAAATGTGCGCAGTCCAAGTGACAATCTGAAAACTCGCTCACCTTGCTTGGATTGAGGCCGCAGCCGTATAGGGTGGTGCAGGCGGCGGAGGTTCGTGAAATCAAATTCGGGCAAATATTAGACATGCTCCTCCTCCCTAATCGGCCTAAAGGCCGTTGGCTCTTCATAGCATAGATGGTCATCTGCCCTCTTTCCACGGGCCTTGCAATGCCTGAAATAGCTACATTCTCCACAAGTCATGTTAATCTTGCTCCCACTTCTCGCAAAAATAATGCGGACTCACTTGCCTCTGCATGACCGGGCAAAATCCCCACGCGGTGATTGATTTGCCACATTCGTATAGCTCACATCCATGACAGCAATCGGAGCCCCAAGGAATGATCATGGTCTCAAGGCAATCCGCATCTATGACGCGCCCGGTGGCTCGGGCTTCATCGAGCCATTGGCAGACTTCGGCATCTATCATGGCCGCTTACCTCCCTTCAACCTCTCTTTTCGGCTCAATTTAGCCGGGCGGAACTCAGGGCATGTGGCCGCATCGCCCATCAAGCTTTGACATATCGGCCTATTGACCTTATAGTAGCATTTCGTGCAGGATCGGAATTTGCTCTCTATCGCCATAATCTCCTCCCAAATGCCACCAATTCCCGCACAAGCCTCTCTTTCCTCGTTGGCCTATATGCTGGCAATTCCTCGCCATATAAATGGGGCGTAGCATTTCGCCGTTCCTGCTTTCGAATTTGTTCACATGTTCCGGGACATTTGCTGAAATCGAATTGTGTCATCTTGGTGGACTCCATAGAATAAAATCAAAGTGTTCATATAAATATGGTACCATCGGCCTACCACTGGTATGCAATCCAGCTTTTAGGCCAATGGACCGGGCATAGTCGGCGATCATACATGCCGCCTCTGGTTGTTCAGCAGGCTCACCACCAGATATGACCACGCCTCCCACGAAGACCCTATTGGCCTCTATGAGAACATATATCTCTTTAATGGGCCTAAGATCTTCTCCGGCCCAAAGATGCTTATTGTGGCATAGGGGGCAGTGCTGAGAGCAGCCACGGAGGAAGATGGTGGTTGCAGCGATGCCTGGGAAATCGACGGTGGATAGGGGGATGTGGCCGCCATAGTTAACCATCATTCTGTAATCGCCTTGCATTCCCTAATATCGGTCAGCCGCGGTTCCTTCCCTCTCCCATTCAATGGACTGCAATAGAATCTAATCCTCGCCCCTGGCTTGATGCCATCAGGGAAATTGGAATGATTTCCATTTAAGTAGCCGTGATCGCGAGTTACATCGCCGGTCAGATCTTTTAGGAGAACATGGCCATAACAATCGCGGCCTTCGAATGTGGCTTCTACTCGCGTTTAGATCCCTCCTTCGGCCATGCTCTCTTAATTTTAGGTCGGGTCATGAACAAAAATGCTGGATATCCGGGCCATTGCCTGACTATGCGTGACCGGTGCTCAGTAGATCGACGAATCGATATCATGGCTTGGCCTCCGTCAGCATGGCCCGAAGCACATTCGCATCATATTCTCGGAGGGCATTTTCTCCCGGCCCGTATCCGGAGATGCAATTTTCCAGGACGGTCTTTCGCTCTTCCGTCGCTTCCCAGGCGATCAGGGAGCCGGAAAGCATGTTCTGAAGGATAGCAAGAACTCTGTCCTCTCCCCGATATCTATCTTCGCACGGATCTTCTATCATGCTGATCGCTTCTCCGAGTGCTTCCCGTTGCTCTACTGTCAGCATCGATTTGGCCGGCTCGATCAGCGCAGCCCCAAGTTCCTGGATGCGCTTGGCCTGCTGCTGGTAATCATATAGCCATCTATCTCGCTCACCATCGACGGCATCTGCCAATTCTTGCGATCGCGTTGCTTGAAGCCGTTCAATCTCATCACATGCCGCCTCAACAATCTCGCCTGCTTTGCAATGCTCATATTCTTGGCAACCCTCAAAGGCGCGGGCCTTCTCGATATCGAATTCGGCCATCTACTTTCCCTCCATCACATAATACAATCCATCTTCCCCCTTCTTCGCAACCTTGCACGCATCGAGAGTTGGCCCCTCTCCAGACAGTCTTCGTAGACATGGCAAAAGATCATCGATGCTACAGCTACAATTCAAACCTGGATAGCAGAGGCCATCACCGCCCAGGGAGGCGATTTGGGCTTTTAGGATTTCACGAATGGATGGCATCAGTCCACCTCATAATTCTCTTTCTCAAATCCCTTTGAATAGAGACCCGGCGCGGCCAAGACCTCCAACTCTTCTTCGACAAGATAGACCTGGATGCCTACCAGCTTCCATTTGCCGGGCATAACGGCTTCTGTCTGTTGTTTGAAGGATTCTGCCAACTCTTTCACTGTTAAGCCGTCGCGTGGCTTAAATTCTGGCATTTCTGTCATTTTTATATCGCCTCTATGCTTCCATTTTCCGCTATCTCGTATCTCGTCCCATTCACCCACATCAAGCTCTTCCCATCAGTCTCATAACCATGACTCTCAAGCAAGAACATGGCCCAAGACCTCTTATTTGGCAGCGCATCATGTACCGACTCAATGAGCTGCCCCGCGGCCTCTACAGAATGCTCCTGGATGCCGATGCCTGATGCATTGCCAGAGATCTCCATGCTTACCTGCCCATTGGCGGCCATGATTGCAGGGCAGATGAGCGCGATCAGGAAGGCATACCAGGCGATGAGAAATGCATCGCGAAAGTCAGTCATTTAGGCCACCTCTTCCACATCTTCTACTCCGATCGGTGCATAATCCGAGTCGGTCGCCGACCAGTCAGCTTCCTCTCTCATGTCGTCTGCCATCGAGCGGGCGGCGCGCCAGTCTGGTGCATCGACTTCGACTACCGCGGTTTGGACGATGGACCGTTGCATGGATACTGCGAATTTCATTTTTTTGTCACCTTCAACTTCGATATCCCTAATAGAACTCGCCAGCATAAATACCTTTCGCCTCTCTTAGTACTCGCAATCCTTAAATACTAATAGTCCCAAGTACATACACATGAGCGAAAAGATAACCAAGGTTCGCCTTCCAGAAGCGACCGAGATCGCATTGGCCGCCTGGATGGCCCAAGAAAGGATATCGACGATGGATAAGAATGTGATCATCTCGCGGGCAGTGGAAGTCTATCTGCAAGAGTATGCGAAGAATGATGGAGCATTGGCCGCTATGATAGATGCGCGGAGTGATGCCAGGAGCAGGAGAGGGAAGGAATCATGGGCGAGGGGATCGCATGACCAAAGATAATTACGAAGGCGGTCTGGAGCTGGAAATCGGCGCTGCCCGAAATAGCCTAAAACTTGAAATCAAGCGCGCCCAAGAAACCTTGAATGGCATGTCTGAAAGCTTGGCGCGAGACGGTACGCCCGGCTGGAGCACAATGCAAGATGGCGTGAATGTGCAGTATGCGAGGCTGAGAGCGTTGCAACAGGCATTGGCACTGTATAGGGAGGGCAAAGCATGACTGATGAATGGTTGAAGCAACTTAGGCCCGGCGATACCGTCGCCGTCTATGGCGGCCTCGGTGGTCGCGATCTGTGGCTCGCGAAAGTCGATCGCCTGACCCCATCAGGTAGAATAGTGATCCGCCGCAATGGACAGGATACCGTATATAATCCCGATGGATGGGAACGCGGCGTTCGGGCGTATCATCGGGAACATTTGGTAGAGCCCACCGCAGAAATCCGGGAGAAAATTGAATTCAAGCGACTATGCGGGTTTTTCCGATACACATCGCCTGAAAAATTGACCTTGGATCAATTGAGGCGAATAGATGCGATTGTCAAGGAGCCACAAACATGAAGAACATCACCGAAATGCGCCGCCTAATCGCAGACATCTTCCATCACCGCAATCAGGTGAAAGAAGCGCTCGACATGAAAGATCAGACGTGGCTCGATTTCACGATCAATCAGCTATCTATTGATCTTTCCAGATTGAAGCAAGCGAATGAGGAGCAAAAAACATGAAGAAAGTCGAATCAATGACCACCCCAGAACTGATCATCTGGAACGACAAACTGACCCAACTTCTTGCCGACCAGGCCGGATATGGTACCCTGGCGTGGACTATGATGGTAGGAAGCCACTTGGAGAAATTGGTATCTTCGTGGCTTCAAATGGACGTTGAAGAGGCTATCAGGCGGTTAAAAAATGAGTGAATCGCTTATCGCCGCTGTGAAGCGGCTGGCAGAACTTGAGCCAACCAAATGGGCCGCTTCGCCCGAATTCTTCAACGAAGCGGGCGATTGGATCGTCCACGGCGTAAATCGAAATAGGCAGCCGAAGATAGCAATATGCCGAAAGGAAGATGCGATCTATATTGCGGATCGCTTGAATGCTGCTCAGAAGATGCTAGAAGTGTTGAGCCTCTTCCAAGCAGGCGATGCCAAAATTCTGCAATTGTTCCTCTCACAAATCGACACCATCGCGCCAAGAGATTTCGATAGCGAGATGAGCAAGGCCAATTATGAAGAGCTGAAAGAAGTTTTGATGCGAATGCAGAAAGCCGCCCTCTCGATGGAGGCCACCCAATGAAGCCACTCAAAGCAGTAATCGAATTCGACATGTCCGCCTATGGAACCGTCCAAGCGGAGAAATTGCTGAGGATATTCAGCGAATTCTTCCGGGAATGCACGACATTTAAGGGCAATATGAGGGGATATATTGTGTACGAGGATGATGAATCATGAGCATATTGTCAGATGCCCGCCTGCTTTGCGAAGACCTGCAAGAGTATTATCAGGCAAAAGAGAACGGCTACCATCCAGAATGTGAGCCTTTGATTGTGTCTAAGTGTGCCAAGATGCTGCCTGAATTGCTGGCTTATGCAGAAATGCACCAAGCCCAAGCGATCGAGCTTAAAGCCAAAATCGATTATCCCAACTATGACGAACTGCCCGAAGAAGATCGTGTCGAAAAGCGATATATCGGTGAAAAGGGCGATTTCCACGAGTTGCATTATAGAGGGAAGAGGACACTTCGACAAGAGGCCGCTAAGGAGCTATCCGCCGACCTCCCACCAAGGATTACGGAGGAAGAGAAAGCAGCAATAAGCAAGGCGGCAGCTTACCTAGACAAACATTTGGTAGGATGCGTATATGATGAAGATGAAAACAAGAAATGGATAGAAGCGGTAAATGTGCTGAGAGGCTTGCTATGAGCGAGATAACCTATCCTCAAATTTATTACGAAATCGCTATGAAATATCCATGCACCGCTGAAGACCTATTCAACGCCGCACCATTCAGACCCGATGACGTAATTGAGAAAGCGGGGCAATTATTTGCGCGTGGCTATCTTTGGTGGCAAGTTAAGAGGATGATCTCATGAGCGATGAATGCCCATATGACGACGATGGATCGTGCCCGCTAGATTGGAAAACGTGCTCCATCGCATTGGAGAAATCCGATGAAACTTATGCTGAAAACTGCCCGAAGGATGAGATTGGTCCTTATAAGGCAGAAATCGCATCACTGCAAGCAGAAATATCAGAGTGGAAAGGACATTTGGCCGATCATTGCGAAGTATATAAGCATGATGTTGGTAAATTGGAAGCGGAAATTAAGCGCCTCAAATCACTCGGCATGGACGCCCTCGACTTCTATATCCAGGCCACCGAAATGAGGCATAGAAACATGATGAATGTGTGCGATATGGCGTTGGAAGCGATTGATTACGCGGAGGGCTTGGAGCAGCAATCGGCCAAGCAACAAGCCTATATAGGCCGCTTAGAGTCGAAATTCTTAGAACTCGCTGAGGCCGACCTATGGGATTCCACCTATAATGCAGATGGAGCGACGGCGCACATTGCTAGGAATAAGCTGGCCGCGAAGGGGGCGTTGGAAAAATTGAGGAATGGTTAATCTTAAGCGTAAGCTATTTATGCTTATAATGCATAGTCTGCATGGTGACAAAATGCAACGAATCAATGTCATGATTTCCGACGAGAGCAAAGCTATCCTGTTGAAGTATCAGGAAAAAAATAAGCATTCCAAGCTCGATGATGCGTTGGATATGCTGATCAAGGAAAGGAGAGGATAGAAATGGCAAACAGATGTTCGTGGCCATTGAGCCGTACCGATCTCATTTGCGCTCTAGGGCGCGGGAAGTTGAGACTGAATGCCCAACTTCATGTCTGTAATTTCGGCATGAACGAAGCTTGGATTGCTTTTCGAACATTAGAGGCGATCTGATATGTGCCCACACTACGAGCATTTTTATGAAGAAATCGATGGCCATTATGTTGCTGTCTATGAGGAGCAAGACAATGAGTAGCTACGGATGCCCTCGGCGCAAAACCGCCAGAAGCGCAAATCTCATGCTCAGATTAGCCCGCGAAGGCATCATATCCAGCCACGGGCCACATAAGAAGCAATGTCTCGGTTGGGGTCACCATCCCATCTCCGAGAGGACACACAAAGAGGTCGAGCTACGGATTGCCCTGAAAGAATATGCAGAATACGAGGCAGATGTCCGGCATCTGATGTCCCTGCCCAAGGAGACGCCCTTGGACCCGGACCGCGAATATTATAGGGCGAGGGATAGGATGGATAGGGCGCGAGCGGATGATGCCGAAGTCCATGAACTGTATGCGCTTGGGGTCATAGAGAGTCCTCAGACGATGTGGAGATGAGAACATGGATCACGAAATAATCAACGGAGCGGGCGACACAATCGGCATGGAAGAGGACCCGCTTAGTCTTTTCGACTTGCCGGTGATTGATGCAGACGAAGAGGAGACATGGGAAGCGGAAAGAAAGTATGAAGAAATGAAAAGGAAGGCGATCTAAATGGCTGGGAAAGAGGATAAATTCGCAATCGTTCGCGCAAAGACAGAATCCTATTGCGCCATAAACCCACAGTACAAAATCAATGAAATAGACGATTCAAAAAAAGCCATTCTTATCGATGGCCCATCGGGCAGCATAACCCTGAGCATTGAAAAGGATAAGGTCAAATGCTCAGATGCGGCCTTTCAGACCGCCCTAATGAGCCTAGAAGAGGATTCTGGCGGCTATCTGCCAGCCGTGATCCTAGACGATGAGAAAAAGAATATCAGGACGTTGGTATCTGCCAATCCATCTCTTGGGATGCTGTCTGCCGAGGGAATACGGAACTTCATCTGCCCAAAGGCAACGGGTCAAGAGATCATCGACCATCTGATCATTGCCAATGAACTCGGATGTTCCGTCATAGCCAAGGAGATCTACCTGATCAAGCGTAATGATGGCAGCGTTAGCCATGTGGTTGGTCTCAATACATTTACCAGGCGCGCGGCAGAAAATCCAGATTTCAAAGGCTATAAGTCTGGCGTGATCACCATCAAGAAAGATCAGGATGAGCCGGTATTCAGGGCAGGGACATTCTACCCACCAAGCGAAACGCTGGTCGGTGGCTGGTATCAGGGATTCTGGAATGACAATCGAGAGACCGAAAGACATACGGTCAATCTGTCGGAATATGATACCGGTATGTCTCTCTGGAAGACCAAGAAGGGTACCATGATTGAGAAAGTGGCCAAATTCCAAGGGTTGCGAAGAGACCATCCCAAGGAATGCAACGGGCTTTATGGGGCATGTGAGTTGGGACTTGATCCTACTAAGGAGGTGACAGAGGCATGAATCCCGCCTCTCCTCTTCAACTCGGCGATCGTGTAGAGGTCGTCGGCCCCAATATTATCGGGCACGCGGATGATATGGGAGATAGGTTCAAAATAGATCGGACATGGGCAATATCCAGTGGCGTGGTTTATTCCGGATACGGCCATGCTTGGTTCCCTGCCAGCTCCTTGTGCAAGGTCGAGGAATTGCAGATGGGGGATTGGGTAGAAGTGGTTGGCGATCCCTGCCCACCATACAGAGAATGCCCCGAACACGAAACTGGCATGATATTCCAGATTGCGCAGATAGATCAGAGAAACCGGGAATGGTTTTCAGCGCCATGCATTCCCACGTATCCTGCATCGAGCCTGCAAAAGCTCACCCCCGATGAAATCCCACATGGTCAAACTATCGGCGAAGCTATGCAAGAATTCTCATCTGAGGTCGAAAAGGCAAAGGATGCCATCCGGGACATTCTCGCGCCATTGGTTGATGAGCGGCTATCCGCCATCGAGGAACGACATGACAAAATCATCGATTGTTTACGCAGACTGGCGACCTTGACGCATGGCTTAGCGCAAATTGCCGAATTGCACGAAGGACGATTCGATGACATAGATGAGCGGCAAGAATCCATCGACGGCTACATAACCAGAATTGCAAACGTGGGCGCGGCTCTGGAAAGGCGGCTTGCATTTGTCGAAGCCTTCCAGAAAGAGCAGATCGAAAATGCATTGGACCCCAAAACTCTTCCACGAACTGATTTGACTCTCGATGCCATGATCACAGACGGCACTCTTGAAGTCGCAGACTTCCGCAAGCAAGACAGCAAGACCCAACGAAAGATCATTCGAGAGCTGGAAGAAGATCTCGCCAATGGCAGGACTTGCACCGAATACATGGGTGAAGTAGATCGCATAGCAGCACTTGATTATGCCATCCGATCATTGCGGATGCCGGACATGGACAACGATCCAGAATTTGCGCATAGGGCGGCGGATGTGTTGGAAGAAATGATGGAGGAGATGCAGAAATGAGCCCGTTATCAGATTTTTTGGGAACTGGTGCGATCGATAGGCTTTTAGCCTATTGGATATATTTGTCTATTGCCTGATAGCAGGAATCGCATGGTCAATCGGTCGCATGGCAGTTGAGAAAGCGACGGAAGAGGCGAAAGAGTGAGCAGCCAGTTATCAGATTTATTGGGCAAAACGTGGCAGGATCGCGTTGGCAGTTGCGTTGATGTTTTGGCAGTTGGTGGATTGAGATGCTGGTTATTCTCGGCTTCTTGGCGGGCATGATTGCGATGGGATTGGTGATGCTGGCGGCGATGAGATGAATCTCGAAAACTTGGAATTCCTAGTCTATGATTTCACCGGGGGCAGCCACAAAGTCTGGACCGCCGCAAAAAACGTCTATGGCGTAATGAGCGCAAACTTCCCAGAAGTAACCGAATCAATGATTTCCGATGCCCTTGAATCACTTACGAAAAGAGGTCTGCTGCGAAAGGAGATCGAGGATGGGCAAACATATTATCTGCGAACCCGTGTCTGGAAGGCATTGGGCCTGCCGAAGAGAGACCGATATGGGAATTTGGGAGAGGAAGACGATGAATGAACAGAGGAAACTATATATCTGAAGAAAACTTAAGAGATGTTATGCCAAATAGATATATTAGCGAGGAAGCGGATGAGGCGATATCCGATTTCATAGAATGATATCAAAAAACAACCGCCATCAAGATAGAACGCAGCTCTGTGATATTGTTTCTCTACGATTTTTGGGAAAATTCACCGATGGAGAAGGCTTGGTGATGAGATGAGCGAGCAAATTCGCATCTATATGGCGGCGGGCGAAGGCGAGCGCGAAAAAGGCATTAGGCAAGCATTGATAGGTGACACCAGATTTGGAAAGTTGGAGATAAGAAGTGATTTGCCAGTTGATTTGCAATTCACGCAGACCAATTCCGAAAAGACATTCGATACGGCGGCTGAACTCATCGCAGATTTGAATAGGCCAGACACTCTGCATATAGAACTCAAATTGGCTCAGGACTTTGTGCAATCCGTCCTGAACGGCCACCTAATGGAGCAGACACTTTCTATCGGGAAGACCGGCCAAGACGGCTGTACGGTCATTCTAGGTGACATAGGCGACATACAAGAGGCCATCATGGATTCCGCCCAAGGACGCGGCCTAAGCAAGTCTGAAATTAGTCATTCGATCGCATCCACTTATGCTCGTTGCAAGTCGTTTAGAAAGCGATCCTTTTTGAACGGCGTGCCGGCGTTCCACAAAGGCGACGATTCCGGCTTCTTTGATGGAGAAGATCAATTCAAGGACATACTCGAACTTGCGCATGATTATCTTTGCGATGGGTCTATGATGGGCTTCAGGCCGCGGCCCGCAGATGGTGAAAGGGAACTGTTAGCGGCATCGATACTTTTTCATGGAGATGGTATAGGTCCGGGCGTGCTCAAGCCGGTCATGGCTGAGTATGATTTGGTTCTGGTACCAAAGGGCGACTTTGCAAGGCAGCCATGCGACATGAAAGGGATAGGCCCCAAGAGGGCGGAAATGATTGACAAGCGAATTGTGATGGCTTATGGATTTAGGAGACAAACATGAAAGCAAATCTCTATACCGAATACATAGCCCGCCAATTTCAAGTCGATGAAATTGAAGTCCTTCGCATAATAGGCATATTTTTCAACCAGACCAGTGCAAGAGATGAAGATCTTGTCCGGTTG